ACATGAGAGCTGTGTACTCTTCCAACACCTGATTAGTGAACGACAGCATGATGTTCACTTGTTTCTCTTCGATCACACGAATCTCATGAGTCACCGTCTGACGCTTCAGGTTTGCAACCTCGGAGATTTCACGCAAGACAGCAAGAACAGCCTGAAGATTCTGGCCCCAGTTACCCTTCTCGTCAGCAAGACCAAACATCTCGATCTGGCTGTAAGCCATGTCAACAAGTGCATCAAGACGGTCAAGCTGCTTGATGCGCATATTACGAGGCGACAATTCCTGTCGGCTGTCGTAATAGGTCTGCTCGATAACGAACAGTTCTTCAGACGTGAAGCCTGTCGCAGAGATGATCTTGTTACGCTCCGTACCACGCTTCAGCAGCGACAAAGCCATGTCGCGCTTGCCACGCAGCTCCGGGTCATCACTCGTCAGCAAATCGCGCGAGTTCGTCTTGGATACCATCAAGCACCTCCTTCACAGCCTTCTGAAACTTGTTGTCCAAGTACACGTAAGTACAAGCAGCACCGGCAATCAAGCCAGCAGCGAGACCAACCAAAAACCAGGCAATGAGCATTAGTCCTCCTTTGGAACGGAAGGCAAGTCTTCTACCTTCACACCGGCCTGAACAGCCGCAACACGCACCGCATAAGCATGTTCCTTCCACAGGAACGCTTGCGTACGCAAATCAGCTTCAAGATTATCACGGGCTTCTTGAATCTCTTGAGCCTTCTTGTAACGATCAATGCACAAATCAATAATAGCCTTGATAACAAGGGTTACGGCAGAGCAAATGAGACCCACCAATGCCGTGTTCATACGCTAACTCCTTGTTACTCACTAACGGTTGACAAGTATTCTTCCCTTGTCTTATTGTACCGTTCTTCTGCCTCTTCCAGCTTGCTCTTCGGCAGAACTCCAGGGCGATACGAGTAAGGCCACACACGCAGAGCACGCGCAAAGAAAAACAATCCAATGATTACTGACAAAATAATAACATGGAGTGGCCAACGCACATGTGCCGTGGTCAGCACAAGTTCGTTAATAGAAATCAGCATAATTCCGAGCACGGCGACAAGTGCAGCAGGGCCTTCCAACCACCAGGAACCCAACCACGCTGAAGGCGCACCCAAAACACCAGAAACCAGCATCAGCAATGCCGCGAGGATGATTGTCCACGGCAACGGATCATAGCTTGTAAGGAACCCAATACCCGTAATTGCGATAGCTGTGTAGATAACTACCATCACGGCAGTTACCGACCTCGGCTCGCTCATTGATCTCAGCAACTTCTTCATGAGGCCATTATAGCGAAAACCCCCTCACTGACACCAGCAAGGGGGTTTTCAATTGTTATGTCACTCAGCGTCAGGAGTGCCATACGACGGAGCCGTATAAACACCGCCAGTGTGAACAGTCGCAACAAGCAGACCAATCACCGAGAGAACTTGCTGAGCGACAGTAGACCACTGCTCCCAGCTTTCGGCAGTCCAACCACCGTAAGCGACACCAATCGCACCAAGAGCCGCAAACAGCGCGTACAGCGCCTTACGCCGCTCAGGGGTCAGCAGGTACCACTTCGTGCGATCAACGGTCAGGACTTCGTTAGCCATATCCTCGTTCCTCCTAAATCGAAGTTACTTAGATTCTACCAGCTTCACGATGCCGTCAGCGTCCTGTTCGACAACCAGCTTACCGACAAGCAGCTTGCCGTCCTCACCGAAAATCGAGCACGCACCATCAAGGCGCGTCTGAGCGAGGCCGACAGCCATAGAGCCGTCCTTGGTAAGGAAGTAATCACTGCCCTTGTACGACAGCCACCCGGTACGCATAGCACCGTTTTCCTCAAGGAAGTACCACTTGCCCTTGACGAGCTGCCAGCCGGTCTGCATCTGGCCCTTGTCGTTCAGGAGGAACCAGTTTTCACCGATCTTCTGCCAGCCAGTCTCCATCTCGCCGTAGCGCGAATCGTGCATATCGTGCAGGAAGTACCAGTGGCCGTCGATATGCTGCCAACCAGCCTGCAACCAACCCTTCTCGTTGGCATAGAACCACTTATCGTTCACAGGGAACCAGCCGGTCTCCCAGCCACCATCCGAGGTGCGGTACCACCAGCCACCATCCTGCGACACCCAGCCTTCAGACTGAATGATCTCAGCATCAAGGTTGTCATAGTACGCCTGAGCCTTCTCCATGTACTCACCAGCGTACTTATCCCGCAGAGACGCGGGGCAGGCAGTCGAATAGAAGTCCGAGTGGGGGAACACGTTGACACGCCACTGCGGACGGCCAAGACCATACGCACGACACAGAGCCGCAGTCAGGTGCGCACCGGCATCAAGCGTCGCTTCACCAATGTCCCAGCCACCCTCAGCGCCAGTGGAGTTAGCGTGCTCAATGCCAATCGAACACGAGTTAACGCCGGGGCAGTGCCAGGCAGTGTCCTTGTCGTGGACGAACTGTGCGGTACTGCCGTCAATGTCCACGTTGTAGTGCGCAGACGTGCCATTATTGTTAAACGCTGCAAGGACACCACCATGCGACATAGCCTTGCCAGCGTTATGGTGGACGATAACACGGTCAAGTGCTCGACTACGCCCCTCATCGTAGTTACCGCACCACAGGTTGTAATCAGCGATCAGATTATGCCAGTCAGTCACTATAACTTCTCCTAATCTCCCAAGGACCGAAGTCCTCATACTCGGAGATAATCATATCAGTAAACACCTGGATACCCTCTTTCGTGACATACACCTGGTGGTGCGAGTTTCTACCGTTCTTATAGACACGCCAGATACCAAGCAGTCCTTTGGCCTTTTCCGTAGGCTCGCTAATATGCCGACCCTTCTTCAGGTATCCTTCACGGCGCAGAAACCTAATGACCTTCGTAGAGCCGATACTAGGAATCTCCCTTCTCAGGCTCTTACCGAAATCACGCAAGCTAATTTCTTCCATCACACCCCATCCACATCAGTAAAGTAATCAGCAAACGGGTTATCGCCAGGCTCGCTGAACTCCATGCTGATAGTTTCTTCCTGAGTGCCCGGTGTACGCAGAACTTCCTTCGGCTGTCGAATAGACTTGAAGATCAGTGTCCAATCGACAGGCATGTAGTCACCGAGCAAGATCATGTCCTTGATCGTCAGGCTCCCGTTCACCAACTTAGTGTGGTAATAGCGTGCGGAAGGCCCACCGATAAGTTCTCCATCTTTCATGACCGACAGGCCAGCATCCTTGAACTGCTTAATTACGAGTTCCCGAACGAAGGCAACACGGGTTTCTACATCCTGTGGGTATTTGCCGCCCATCCGGGTGGCACGGGCCTTAGCCATACGGGCGCGAGCCTCTTCGAGCTTCACAGGGTCAGTAATTTTAGTCATTTTTCACCTCATACTTCTTCAAGAGGTCCGGTCGGAACCCAGACCAGTGTTCCTTAATTTGCGCACCTTCACGCACAACGACGACAGGTGCTTGCTGATAACCAAGTGCGCAGATAAATGCCAGCGCATCTGCGTCTTCCGTTACGTCGGTGCTATTGAACGGCAGTCCAAGCGCCTTCAGCTTGCGGTACGTCGCCGTACACTGCGGGCAATTGGGCTTGGAGTAGACGTTGATGTTCATTCTCAGATAGACCTTCCAGTCGAACCAAAACCACCTTGACCACGCTCACCGGCTTGGACAGGTGGCTGTGCGTAGAGAGCGGATGTGCCCTCTAGCTTGACAATGACAATTTGAGCGACCCTTTCATGTTCTTCGAGAACGACAGGGGTGTCCTTGCTCATGTTCCACAATGGCACGAGGACTTCACCCTCGTAGCCAGCGTCGATGACACCAACACCGTTAGCGAGTAGAAGGCCCTTCTTGCTCAAGGAAGAGCGGGCAAAGACGAGTCCGACAGAGCCGTCAGGAATGTCGAACTTAGCGGGGTAGTAACCTGTCTGCACGAGGATAACTTCACCGGGATAGATAATCACCGGCATCTTCGTAGACAGGTCGAAACCAGCATCGTTATGGTGCTGTCGTACTGGTCTCATTAGTTCTCCTTTCGTTGAGTACAACCATGAGTGCAGCGGCTTTAGCAAACTTCAGTGTGCTTGGTGCTGCAATGCAGTCTGTGATAACTTCGTCGGCTAGTTGGCCGAAGTCTGTTTCTAGGGCGCTATAATGCTCGTACCATTTGTTGATGTGCTGTCGGCTAATGCCCATGTATGTGTCTGGGTCGCCGCTTGTGACACTAATACGAGAGTCTTTGTCCCAAATATAGTTCAGGTCTTTGAGGTCCGGCACGTGCGGGACTAACTTGTTTGCGTAATTGTTATTCCGGCTCACGTACTGACTCAGACAGATGACGACATCATTGAATCGCGGCTTTGTCTTAGTCTCGCCGTACCACCATTTGTAGATGCTGTCGATGAGCTTTTCTGCTGTTTCGTCTAGTTTCACAGGGTTGAACTTTTTGACGCTGGTTGGCTGCTGCGCAGCCCTGTCAGAGTAACTAAAGCTGCTGCGGCCAACTCGCTTGAGCCACGTTTCCACAACCTTACTTGGGTCTGTCATTGTCCCTCCTTTCTACGCAGTCAATATTAGTACGTGTTAGTGCAGGGTACAAGCGAAACTGGTGTGACCTGTGCCACACTGTGTTTTGGGTAAGACAGAGCGCCAGCACTAAACAGCACTGGCGCTCTGCCCTGTTAGGAAGGAGGCTTCTAGTGTATCACTCAGATATGGTCGTTGCCAAATCGACCGGCACGCCAGGCGAGGTAGCAGGCCAAGGCACCACCACCGATTGCAATAAGTGCAATCACGATAGCCCCAGATGCAGCACCCGTCTTAGCGAGCTTGCCTTGTTCTGGTACGGCAGCCGGGGCAAGCGGCTGAGGCGTAGGGGTCACAGACTGCGGCTCATCCGAAGGGCTGGGTGCCGGAGAAGGCTTCTCAGACGGTGCAGGAGCCGGAGTAGGCTTCTCGGAAGGAGCTGGCGTAGACTCTTCAGAGGGCGCAGGAGTCGGCTTCACAGAAGGCGTAGGCTGCGGGGCAGGCGTAACACTCGGCTCCGGTGCAGGGGCAGGCGTAGAAGGCTCCGGCGTAGGCTTCACAGAACCATCACCATTCGTACCACCATTGCTCTTAACCGTCGCCGTAGCTTCGAGCTTCATACCATTCACCTCAGCATGGTTAGTCGCAGAAGTCTGCCCCTCGGGAACGACAGTATGCTCAGGCGGGTAGACTACACACGTCTTGGACTCGTCAGGAGCCGTGAACTTGATCGTATTCGGGTCGATCTGCGTAGCAGTAACGGTCTCGGTCGTATCCGGGTTCCATGTATCCGACTTCGCGCACTTCACGGTCGTACCCAGCTTCGCGTCAAAGTCCTTCACGGTGTACTCGACACCACCCTTAGCAATCCACTTAATGCCCCAGCTGATAGTCCCATCAGCGTTAGACCACCCGAACTTCACGTTCTCTGGGTTAGCGTATTCATAATGGGCCGGGTTTGCACAATCATTAGTACACTCGCCCGTGCCCTCCTTGTCGCCCCAGACAAGGGTCTTCACGGCCTTACCGTTCAGGGTGATCGTACCCTCGGTGGTGCCAATTGCACCACCCTGAAGGCGAGCGCGTGCCCACCACGTGCCCTTGACGTTCGTCTTGTCCTTGTAGGCTTCAGGAATCTCAGTGACCTTACAGGTCAGCTCTGCCTCGTTGGCTTCACACTCACCGACGACAGACCCATCATCGAGCGTGAACGGGAACGAGGCGTTCCAGACGAACGGGGCCTTACCCTCATTCGGCACCGTCGAGACAGTGAACTGCTGGCCGACAGCCAGCTTCTCCACGGCCCAGGTGCCACCCACGTTGACCTCGGAAGAGGTCTGTCGAGACGAGGACGTGGCCTTTATGACCTCGGCCTTGATCTCGGTGTTGTCGGCAGCATTGGCAGTAGCAGCAGCCGCAGCAATCATCAGCAGTGCGACACCAGTCGTCGCAAGAAAACGCTTCATATTGAACATTCCTTTCGTAGTTGTTCGGCCTGACAACTTGAGTGTAGCTGACAGGCCGAACAATCCACAACAGATAATCGTGTGACTCTACTCACACATATAGTATCATCCCCCTACCGAGTGTTAGTCGATAGGGGGATGAGTCCTCATGAATTATGAACCCTCATGTAAGGCCGGTACCCGAAAGGACGAACCCCTCAGTTACCTATTCCTGAGATCAGAGGCGCGCTGTCTCAGGCCGACAATCACAGATAATCCATCGGACGATTCTCAAGAATCTCCTGCATCTTATGACCGGGAACGGTGTAGACACCGGGCGAGACGACACCATAGGTCATAGGCTTAATCATCGTCACAGGAGCCTTCTCGACAATGCCTTGGTCGAGAAGGGCAATCAGATCAGTGTCCTTGGTGGTGATCGTGTAGACACCCGTACGGGCCTCCTGGGTAATGGTCGTCTTCATCTCGTCATTCTTAACGACGGACGAGTAGGTACCCTCAAAAGCCTTGCCCAGCTTGACTGCGAGATCAACGATAGACATCGTTACTCCTTGGTTGTCGTTGTTGTTGTTACGAGGCCAGTGTATCAGCCCTGGATGACATCGAAGTCTCCACCAAGTTCCGTAAGGATACTTGCTAGTTCCCTCGTACTGAACTTATCACCCCAAGTACTCATCCAGTATTCCTCGTAATCAGTATTACCTGGGATACCTAACTCAACATAGAGGTAGTAGACACCTTCAACTGAGATTACACAAGGTCCGATAGCACACTGTTTTAGATCGTATTTCGTGCCGTCCTTGTCCCAGACTATAGTGTCAGACTTAGGTTTTTCTTCCTCAAGTTCGACACCCAGCTGAGTGGCGATCTTCTTCAGTAGCCTATCAGCGAGTTCATCAAACTGTTCATCAGTCAGCATTTTTGTTTCCTCACTTCAGTGCCCAGTCGAGTTCTTCATTGAGTTCTTCCTCATTGCTGCACCACTGAGCTGCCTTAAGGACATCCAGTAGAAACTCATCCCAGAAGCGCTCATCCGAAAGCCAAGTGTATTCCTCATTTTCTTCAATAAGCTCTGTTGGTTCCTTGAACTCAGCTTCATGCAACCAAGCAGTGAACACAGGAAGATTGATGTCAATGGTCGTAAGGTGCCCCCAGTCGAACCACCAGCCCTCGATAGTATAGCTATCACCGAAACTGGTGGTAAAGGTGTACTCAGGATGGTCGAGCATACCTGTATACATACACATATCGCACGAACCGTCAGTGTCTTCGTAAGTGTTTGAGTCGAAGTTAGTAAGTCGTAGCTTCATTTTGTTTCTCCTTTCAATAGAACTTGTGGACAGTGATTAGGAAATCATCGTCATCCTCGTGTTCGCGGATGAGGTTTGCAAGGGCTTCTGAGCTGAAGTGTTTACCAGCAGACGAAACGAACAAACCTGCCATTGGGCCAACACAATCGGCTCTAATGCCCATGAAGATCACTCCACAACCATTGTCAATAACACAATTTGTCTTGACGAGTTCAGACAGATCATGAACGACACCATCCTTGTCCACGATCTCAGTGTTGCTTAGTTCTTCAATAGGCTTGATACCCAGGATGTCTACCAGCTCCGCAATCTTGCGGAAGGCTTCTCTCGTCTCAGCATCAAATCGAATAATAGTCATTTTTGTTTCTCCTTTCTGTCGTGCTGCCACAGGACTCGAACCTGCCCCTCTGAGACTTTCCCAGTGTGCTCACCACATAACACTAAGCAGCTTGTTACCTGACCAGGGCAACCCAGCCGTTCGATGAGGGTGTCTTGGTCGAGACACTTTGTGCTATCGAGCAACCTCATCGTCAAGCGCTCCCAGACTAGGACTCGAACCTAGTCCGACAGGGCCAAAACCTGCCGTGCTACCATTACACTATCTGGGATTAAACCCAGGTAGTCCCGGAGGACACCTGGGAACTAGGTGTTACACATGTGCAACGTCGGAATGGTGAGACTCGAACTCACGACCCCCTGGTCCCAAACCAGGTGCGCTACCTACTGCGCTACATTCCGTTAGAAGGGGTGCTGTTGACTGACGAAACAAAAACCATCACACAAAAATTGTCAGTCCTAGGGTGCTACCCCGCACGTGACCCCCGTCACGGCAACCGGCACGTCCGCTTGATCAGAGCGGCAGGCGGCTATGGCCTAATCATCCAGCATCGTCCGGTGCTTGGTGGTCCCCTCGGTGAGAATCGAACTCACACTCCTTTCGGAACTCGATTTTGAGTCGAGCGCGTCTGCCTGTTCCGCCACAAGGGGTGTGCCTCTGAGTCGCGGCGACGATTGTTAGTTGAACTCTCAGAGGCTATTCAGTTATGATGTGTTCAGTATAGAGTCAACGTTTCTGAGCTGTCAACTCCATACTAAGTGATGTGTGTCACGGCTTGTAGTACACGGCCACACGACGGCTACCCGTCATCATGCCGACAGGCAGGAACCCGAAAAGCTGAGTGCTTGTGTAGAACTCTTCCAAGGTACATGCACACCAACCGCTCGAAGTACGGACGTAGGTTTCCAGCGACCCACCGAGAACAGTGCCCAGAGGGTAGTTCTCAAGGTCAGTAGGGGACTTGATTGACTCGAACTGCATCATTCCAACCCAGGGTCGATGACAGTAGCGATATAGTCGTTATCCTCGTACTCGTTGATGAGTTCATTAACAAGGTCGAGATCGCTCCACAGCTTCTTAGGGACTGCTGGGGCAGTACGAACCCAGTAACCGTCATTGACCTTCAGGAATGGGCCAAGAGTACCCGAGATAACGACACTGCCTCGGTCTGTGATCGCCGCGAAGTCCACACAGGATTCGACATCCCCGACATTGCCTAGCCCGTTTGCCTCTACGAACCACACCTTTAGCTTAGTAATAGGCATATTACGCAGCTTCATGTAGTTCGTCTGTGTTTCGTTGTAGAGCTTAGTAAACTCGTTGTTAGCCATTATTTTCCTCCTTACTAAGTTCGATCAGCGCTTCAGCGTATGACTTCACCTTGAACCAATCCTTGTCTTCCCTCTCGCCGGGTCGTTCGCAAGGGTGCAGAGGTTCAACGCTATCGTTGTAGCACTTCTTAGCAACTGTGTAAATAGCCTTTACGAATTGCAGTTCACCGCTGTTCATTACTCTTCTCCTTCTTTCAGTTCAGAATATTTCCAATGACCGATGTTTCCGTACGTAAACTCGATGATGCAATCTTCACGCTTACGTCGATGTGAAGCCCTATGGCTCGCAATACCCAGGTAGTTAAACTCCCTATCACAGGTATAGCAATAGCAGTCCTTAGTCACCCGTGCTCGCATCAGTCCTGCCTCTCCACAAAAACTTCATCCGTTTCTGGGTACCAGTAAATATTGACACAGTGTTCATCACCATCAAGCATCACGTCAGCGCTGATGCTAACAAAGGGAGGCTCGTCGGTATCAAACACAGTACCTACAAGTCCAGTAATCATTTTGTTCTCCTTTCAATTGCTGATGTATTTATACTAATGTGCTCTGCCCACACCTGTCAACAAGTAACAGCGTGACATGTACCACATCATCGTGGGGACAAAATAAAACCCCTGTGCCTCAAGCCAAGCACAGGGGTTTTATCGGATCAGAGATCCATCAACTGGTAATGACCAGTCTAGCACATCAACAAGAGAGTGTGCAACTCTAGTTGAGTGTGATGTGGCTCATGATTGCCAATAAATTGGACTCAAAGCAGCAAGAATGGTAAGCACCATGAGTGCATAGAAGTTCCACTCGCTACACAAGTCCTTAATACGAGCAACAAAGATGAGGGCAGCGATAAACGCACAGAATACAAGCCAAACAATAGTCACACTTCCACCTCCGTAATCTGACCTGCCAACGAGTCAGCGACATCATAAGTGGTTTCACCCTTGCCGGGATACATGTCATCGAGAGCGTCAGAAGTCAACTTCCAACCGTCCCAATTATCACCGTTCACCCAGTCACAGACTTCGTAAGCAATGCTTTTCTCTAGCAGCTCCATCAGCTTACTATTAGTGATGATGAACCTACTATCACCGACGTACTTGATTCCATCAATCACGGTAGCACCTTCCATCCTTCGCCGTCTCCAATCTCCTTTTTCAACTCTTCATCAGAGTGTGCTTGATTAGTCCACAAGTCCTTCGCGTGGACCCAGTAGTCTTCCATGTCTTCACCGATGGACTTTAGATAACGAACGTCATCAGGACTAATCAGCACAGCTCCGGGTGCAAGCCGATGGAACGGAATAGTCAACTCACTGAAATTGATAATCATTCTCGATTCTCCTTTGCTTCAACAAGATGGTACTTCGCAACCGCGTAGTCATCCTTCTCATCACATGCGAACTGACCAATACGGCCAATGCCACCCCAACCCATCTTCTCAGACAGGTAAGCGTGGACGATCTTGTACTTACGGCCACTACCAGTTTTGATGCTGCCCGTCTTCTTGTTGAAAATCACGTAGATTTCCTCAGCAGGTTCAATCATCAGTTCTCATCTCCGCTCGTCTGAAGGTCGATATCCGGCAAAAGAGTTTCAGGACGGAACGCAACCTTGTAGTGGAACGTATCGACATCAGAGCCGTCCATCTGCTCCACAAAGTACGTCACATTATCCGAGATACCCAGATAGTGCTTTTTGTACTCACTGTCGCCCGTCTTGCAGGTGACTTCCAGCTGGTTGTCTTCCCTGTCCTTCGTGATCGAACACAAACCTTCGATGCTCAAAAGGTACTTGTCCGTGATGCCATTGACGAACACAATGCGTCGCATCACCTTGAAGTTGTCGCTCTCATAGCTGATGTTCCGGGAAGCCGTATCAGCCGCGTTACACGCAGCCAGTGAAAGCGCCGCAGAAACAGCAACGACAGACCCGATAATCTTACTCTTCTTCATTTTGTCTCCTTAGTAAACAGATTCATAAAGTCGTGATCGTCTTGATATTCCTTCAAGAAGATGTTGTTCGCAACAGCCAGCAAACCAATGGGTTTGAGATCGTTCTCCGTATCAAGGAAGAAATTACGGTACTTGATAAACCGCCCGTCCAGAACCATCTCACCGTTCACAGCATCCCGGCACTTTTGCAGCGCATTGTTGTGTCGCTCGGCAATGTCGTTGATCTCTGGTTGACGGAAAGCGACAGACATTGCCTCCTTCTTCAAGTGGTTATCGCCCTGGATAGTGCAAACAAAATCTACTTGATCTTCACTACAGAACCCATCATTAGACGGGATAAACCAATCATCATAGGTCTTTACAAAGCTGAACGTGCCAACATCAAAGAACTCAAGATCGACAATCCAACCGGCAGGAAGTTCATCCAGAGCAGCTTCAAGCACCTCTGTATTATGAACCAGATCAATATGGTCCGTATCAACTGAAACAATCATTTTGCTTCCAACCTTTCATAGCGTTCCATACTGTCAAAACCATCGAGCATACCGAGAATACGCGGATGCGTACTAAATCTTGAGAGATGTTCTGTATCAGGATTGCCAGCAACACCCTCAAAGAACCCGAGGATGTAGTCATCGGCCCACTTCCTGTACTCGGCAGCGCCCCGAATGTCCGCATCCAAAACACGGTTCTTCAACATGGCATCATAGCCATACTTATCTGAGAGGCCAACCCTCCACATGTACTTCAGAAGAGTGATGGTGTCTTCTTCACCGACAATCGTGAGCTTACCTGTGTATGTATCAGATGCTAGGCACGTCAGGCAACCGTACATCTCAGCAATGCTCTTCAATGCCTCGTTGATAGCCCTTGCGTCCGAGTGATCTCGGTAAATCGCGTAGTACTCTGCCTGGCCTGGGCGCTTGTACTCGACACCGCACTCGTCCTTCAGCACGTCATTGCCAAGAACGAACTCACCTCTACGGAAGAACCACGCTGCCGATTCAATAGGGTGCCTCATTATACCTCCATCAACTCGTATTTCTCAAAATAGAACAACTTATTGTATTTGTTCGTTAGCCACTCTACTTCAGACTGAGCTTCAATAGGGTCATCTACCACCCCAAAGAAGCTGTCATCTTCGTTAAAGATGACACAAATGCTCCAAGGTGCTTCGTACACGCTCAACCCTCCACAAACTTCACAAGAAGGCTAATAAGAAGAATGACGCAGCCAGCGTCCAACACAGCGTTAATCATGTGGTTTTGGTTCCGCTTCGGCCCATTACGAAACATCTTCGAGTTAACAGCCCACATAGCAAACCAAGCACAGACAATAATGATTTGCGCAATAGTAAACATTATGCTGCTACCTCCAATGCAATCTGCACGATGTAGCAAATTGCGACAACACCGGCGCTAACGGAGGCCAGTACATCGGGCCAGATTCTAAAGCCCTCAATACCCTTCTTGAACCGTGCAAGTAGCGCGAAAGCGACACTAACACCGGCCCAGACGACAGCTAGGACAAGATGAAAAGCGATCATTACCAATTCTCCTTTCAGTAGTAACTTGTTGCGTAACAGGGTCAACAGCAATGTTTAGAATGTGAACATGTGGGTGCTCTCTTAGGGGTATTTCGACTTCGACCTCAAAAGCCTTTGACTCATCCCAAGCTCGTTTCAGCTCTGTATAAATAGCATGAGTCTCAGCCAGAGACAAGTCGTAGAACAATCTCTGAATACCCCAAGGTGAGAACTCAAACTCAGTTTCGTGTCTTGTTAGCTTAGCCATGATAGGAAGTATTGCAGTACCAACACAAGACATCAGGTGTTTCAGCGCAATATTCGCAGTCCCACGCGATATATGGGTTCTCTTCGCACTTATCACACCAAATCATCAGTACCCCTTATGAAGCAGGAACACATGATCGAGATGAAGCAGGATACTCACGAACATCTCATCGTGGGTACGATCACCCCCGTAACCACTCACCCATCCGTCGTTACGTAGCATCCATTCGACACCACCGATCACGATGATGGACCCTGCAACCATGTCACGTACGTCTTCAGGTGTGGTGATCGTAATACCTGTGTACTTACCGCTCTGGTCGTTCAGCTTAAAAGGCTCTTCGTTGTTATGCAGCACTTTGTGCAGACCAACCTTCGCGGTGTTAACCTCAAAAAGAGCTTCTTCTAGGTCAGAGTATGCCTTCGTGTACCCTGCCAGTGTTTCCTCAATGTTCATGGTTAAAACCTCCTAAAGTTTGTTGTCGTATAAAAGACACGGTGCCCGAAGTCTACGACCTCATAGTTGTATTCTCGACAGACCTGTTCCATAGCATCTTCACTGTAGTAATTGCCCTTGTTGTCCAGCCAGTAGTACGTCAGCTCACCAAGGACCAGGAAGAAGGACTTGTGTAGTCGTTCGACACGGATGCAGGCACCACTACTGAGGTTGCGTAGAACTGACATCATTAGTACCCTACAACCCTTCCTACACCATCAATAATCAATCCAAGCCCTAAAAGGAACAATGACAGTGCAGCCATACCGACAGCCACGGCCAAGACCTTATCAGTTATGTAATCGTAGCCAGAGTCCCACACTTCGTAAGCGATAACCGCCAGGATAAGCGTGACAGAAAAACATAGCACGCTTGCCACAATAAGACCAATCCCTACTCCCATGTCACATCCCATTATGCACAATCTTCGGCTTAACAAACTGCTCGCGCATAAGTTCAGCAAACTGCTCGTGCGAGTATGCCTCTCCAATGTATGTAATCCACGGCTTTTGATCGGATGTCTCTAGGATACGAAACACCTCCCAGTCTTCAACGATGATGAGCGTTCCCGTATTAACTCTTGAGCGTCTGCAACAAACAGTTCGCCGTTGTTGTCGATGCACTCAAACTATGTGCCTGTCAGCTCAGTGAACCCCTTTTCGAGCTTCTTACGGAACTCTTCGACAGCATCGTCAACCATCTTCTGAATGTCCATTGTTCTCCTTTGCGTTAGACGTGAGGGTTGTAGATAACTTCGACAACCTGGTTGGGTTGTTCAATGCGTTGCAGCATATCTTCGATTGTGATGCTTTCACCATTGCAGTTCATCCACTGCTTGTCGTGCTTGAGCATCCATACTTGGTTGGTGGGCTTTCGCAAGCGTACGACAGTGCCGGTATCAAGCAGGCACTCGTAAGTAATCCAATGGCCTGTTGAGATGCAAAACTTAGTGTTCAGTAGGTCGTCCACGATTTCTCCTTTGCGTTTGGTGTTGATGCTTAAAGCATAGAAGGGTAGACGGTTAAAGTCAACAAGATAGCGTGTGATCTGACCCACTCTTTAACCCCCGTTACCCACCGAATACGCAAAGGGGTATGACACCCCCCTCCTTCTCTCCCTCTGAAAAGCATATGATTTTTTATTCATTGCTTTGCATACTTATTCATGCACTGTCAAGCACTCTACCAGCTAATTCCTACCAACCTACAAACCAGACCCCAATACACCAACCAGACCCCGGACCAACCCTAAAACGTGACCTGCCCCACACAAAAACCAACCCCGGGCCAACCATAGGACACCTAACGAAAGTTAGGTATACCTAAGTTAACCACCCTCTCCCTAACTTAGGCTTACCTAACTTAACTACGCCTCACCTCACTCAACTTGCCCTCACCTTACCTAATCAACTGCAACGAACTGCAACGAACTACAAGCAACTAACTAGCTAGCTACCCGCCGAAAACGCCTCGCGTAAAACCCCCTAATTTTTCCTACACACTAAGTAAATTACATACCTAGCAATGTAATCATGTGCATAATCTGTATGTAGCACCCAAAAATAATAGTAATGTAAAGTGCATATAAACAAGAAGAATCCTATAATAATGTAATATATGTATGTAGTATGTATATATGTATTGTATGTATGTAATTGTAAAACGCACATCCTAGGCGTGCGTGTTAAGAAGGAGTTAACGCTGTTAACTTAACGTCACTCTGACGATAACCCCCAACATTTCACCTAAGCCATTCTAAGCGACTTTCACCCCCTTACCTAGGCCCACATACTACCCACCCCCTGAAAATGCCTCCTACCCCCCTTCCTGACCCCTTAAACACGATGCCAGCAACCTAGCACCCCCTACACCCCACCTAATCGCCACGCTATGCCCATGCGAGTACCACACGTTCACCAACATTGCAACACGTGTCCATATGTCGGACTGTAAAGTAACCACCCACGCATACCGACACAACAAAGTAACTAACGACACACCCCCTAGCCTTGACAACGCATAACCACAGTGCTATCGCGTACGCGCGCATTAAAGAATAGGCACGGCCTGTCGCCTACTCACTAAGGCCCCCACAATGTGTTCCTAATCACATGTTTTCATGTTGACAACCAGGAACCAACCCACTAGTCTTTAAGTATCGGCAAACAAACAACCCGAAAGGAAAGGCCGAAAATGAGAACCTCGTTCGCGTGCGACCTTGAGACAATGGAACGCCTCGTTAGCTTTGAACGTGAATACTCTGAGCGCTACTTTCTCCCTACTGATAGCGCGCGTAAAGCCGCTATCCATCGCGAACACGAAAACCGACGCACTGCCAAGCGTATCGCGGCCATGTTCACCGATATGATCGACCTGTCGATCAAGATCAACGACGAGGCTATGCGCGGACACCTTGACTGTGACCTGGCTAACACCGCTGTTGCAGCATTGACCGCGCTGGGGCGTTCGATCAACAAGTGACACACAACACAGTCTAGCGGGTTGACAATAACCTAGCAACCCGCTAGACTGAAAGCACAAACAAAAACCAAGCCGAAAGGTTAAACCAATGATCCGTCTGACCGTTGACGATGAAGCCCGCGCCCTGTCGGCATGGGCACATGCCGAAGTGCTTTACGTAGGCGAGGACGTCATTTTTGCCCCTAAGTGGGCAACACACGTATGGCGCGCGCTAGTAGATGGGCATCTCTACTTTGTAGGCCCTAGCGACCTGGCACAGATGCCCCTGGGTGTCGATACCGACACCCGCGAACTCTACTGAGCAACACACACACACACACACACACACACACAGAAAGAAAAACCAAAATGCGAGACACAACCCACGCAACCGTTACCCAATGGACCGAGTACCGTACGCCTAGCGGGCGGTGGTCAAAGGTCCGACACGATGAAACGGTGGAAGATTTTAAGCCTCATAACCTGCGCTACTTTTTCGATGCAAAGTTTCCCGGCGAACGGCGTGAATACGGATATTTTAGTCAAGGCTATTTGCCTTACCGCGTGACCGTCCCTAGTCCCGATGGAACCGAGCGTAGGGTTTACCATTTCGATTACTACACCGGCCCGCGCGAGGTCACAACGTACACATACGAAGATTGATAGTCTTCAACTTCCCGGCCCTAATGGTGGGTTTCAGGTTGGTTCAATTCCAACGCCGGGAACGATGCGACACAAGTCGCACAAACCACCAACAAACCGGAAGGTTAATTAACATGGCACACACGTTCAAGACGGACCCCTGGCACGTCAAGGAAGCGCGCGGGGCGGCGTGGCATCCCACGCAGTTCGCCCGCGAACACTCGCCCTACACTAAGGCGCGCCGTGACCTGAGCAAGCGTATTAGGGCGCGTGAGCGCCGAGAAATGGACCGTATCGCGCGTGACCTTGAAGCATGGGGCGATTACTTCCCGACCGGCGCAACGTTGCGCGAGTTCGCAAGCGATACCGACCGCGATAGCTGGCAGTTCTAACCAATAACCCCTAGGGACGGGGGTTAACGCCCCCGTCCCTCATACAGAAAGTAAAAACATGTCTTACCGTACATGTACGCTCGGTGATATGGTCACAATGCGCTATGAGACGTTCCCGATCTTCAACGGAACACCAGACTACAACGCGATAAAACGCTGGTTCTCTGCTGTTCCCGGCTATGACGTATTTAAGGCCGCGAAAATGGCTACCGCTACACAGCTTGTTATTTTGGGAGACGCGAAACAGATGCGCGTACTTACCAAGGCTGGGTTTGACCTGATATTCAACTGACCAACACAGAAAGACTGAGACAATGGGTATTCTCGAAAACATTGATAGCGCCGCATGGGACTTGGAACACGGACATATTGACGGCTTGTATCCAGTGAGCAACAATTTTACGATTGTTGCTAATCATAACCACCCCGTCCCCAATAGTCGGTTTGATGTGTACTCTTACACAACACTAGTTGCGGTAGTGAACAGGGATGAAAACGGCAATTGGGATACGTTTGTTCATCGTGACGCGTTCCACCATTCCACTACAACTAGCCGACACTTGCGCCGTTTCCTGTCGGCAATGGTTGGCCGGGTTGATTGGGATGCGCTTTACAAGGCATGTAACCGCGAGTGCGACAAAGAGTGCATTAGCGGTAACGGCGAACAGTTTATCAATGTTAGGGAGGTCGCCTAATGACTATCGAAAGTGCCCTACTGTCGGTGTATCCTAATCAACGCCTATACGGTACGCGCCCGCTTGGTAGTAAGTACTTCCTAGCAGAGGGGATGCGCGGTTACACGATTACCAACTCACTCACCGGAAAGTGCGTTTGCACATGGGATAGCGACGGTAATCTATATGCGACAACGGACGGCCTAACACCGTATGAAAAAGCGCTGATTACCCGTGTACTGCGTATGTGGCGACACACGCCGCGTATCCTATGGGGCGTATGGGACAACCACGCAAAGCGCATTAGCGACAAGTGGGGACGGCAATACGCGCTAGTGAGTGTGCCCTAAAACACACTCTGACAAGTTGACAATAACCAACTACTGACCTACACTAGAAACATAGGCACAAAGCCTACCAACCAACAGAAAGCGAGATACAACAATGCGAGTCAACAAGAACACTATGAACGTTATCAAGACTGCCACGGCAACCAAGATCACGTTTCGGAAGATGGGAGCCGATTACGGGGACAACCCTAGCGTTCTCGCCGCAATTGACGCGGTGGTTGTCGCACTGGATGGGCTGTCAGATGCGGTAGTCATGTCAGAAATTGAAGCCTAACCCTAACAAGGGTGTCCCTAGCCTGTCGGTAGGTGCAATGCAGGTTCAACTCCTGCCTAGGGAACTGAGTTAACCAAGGTGGTTAGCGACAATGATACCGAAAGGTAGAACTATGTCATACAATGAATTGCCCAATTGGTACGGTATCCCCGATATCGGCTTTGAGTGGCGGGGTTCCCAAAGTGACCCTATCTTGCACTACAAGGGACGGAAGTTCAACGGCAATGACGTGCAAGATGGGTTGTGGGAGTCCTACCAGGAAACCCTAGACAATACCAACAATTGCGCAGAGTGGGAAGACTTTGTAATCAACAACGCTGTTGATTATCTGGAAGATATTATCGCCTATGGTTTTGGGAGCTAATTAGTATGTGGGAAGAATTACTGAGCGTCATTAGTGACCGTTACTACCCGCTAGAGTCCATGCAGGAACATATCGCCGGGTACGTGAACGATGCGACAGGGTGGGACCTATCAGTTATCAACCCTTGGTTCACTGAGCGCGGCTATGAGTTTGTGGGTTATCTCGACCTGTTCTCAGAGAATGAGCCTAGCGGCGTGTATGTCAATGTTGAGGGCCTTGTATGGCGTTGTAGTACTAACGCCGCTGACAATAGTCTCTATTGGTACTGGCAGTCCGACAACGAGGGTATTACCCTTGACGATATGCGATTCTTGCACGGCTATGCGCATATGTTCATCTGGGACCAAGACGAACAGACATGTGACGTAGTTCACATGGCAGAATGACTGCCAACCTGATACACTAGAACTATCAAACAACCAAGCCGAAAGGTGAAAACAATGATTCAGACTCAGTTCGCGCACACTATCAGCGTTCCCGATGAATGGGAGCATAACGGACACACTTTCCAAGTGACTCAAGATATTGACGCTGAGTGCCCTACTGAATGGGGCGACACGCTAGAGATGCTTTCCCTTAGCACATACAGTCGCACTACCATTCCTACCTACGCGCCGTCCGATAGTGCTGAATGGGACGTGCTTGACATTATGCGCAACCAGTTTAGCCGCGAAAGTGACCTGACAACTGAAGCATGGGAGAACGCTTGCAAGGCATGTGGCATTGACAACCCTAACGTGCGTATTGACCGCGTTGGTAGTGACCGGGAGCTTGCGGCTATCATTGCTGAGCCTAATATGGATATCGAAAGTTTCGTTAGCAACTACAACCAATGGGCCGACGGCTATGTGTGGGTTGTGTCGGACGAAACAACGGGTGATTCATTAGGTGGTATCTATGCCGAGTCCAAGGAAGACGCTATCAAGTACTACACCGAAAACTATATGTGAGAACGGGAGAAAACAACATGACTACAGTTGACGCTAGTAAGCTGATTAACTTTGACAACAAGTTCGCCTATTACGCTACGGAACTAGGTCTTGAACCTGGTGAATATGACTACGTGAGTAGGGACGGCCTGTTGCTTGACCGTGACTTTTTCGAGACAGCGGCTGAAGAGGCCCTGAATAGGAAGTACGCCGACGTTAGGTTGCTTGGAAAGACTCTCAAGGTAAGCGACATTGCCAAAGAACTGTGCCCCGATGAATGGGAAGCGTATGTAGACGAGAGTATCAACATGCCCAGACTGTTGAAGCTGGTTAGGCCAATTATCTAATGTTCGCAGTCGCTTACTACACGCTAGTACTACTAGCTATCCTTGCCCCTGTCGGCGCATACTGCCACCGCGCGGAACAACGGGACAACAAGCATGACGATTAGCCTTGAAGAACTAATGAGCCTACCCATAGCACCTAAGCCGCTACCCGTTGTTATCCCGGCATGGGAGGTTGGTATAGATTACGGCTTAGTACACGGGCAAGACGATTACAACTGACAACAACACAACAGAAAGTGAGAACAACAATGACTAACACTGAAAACCTCGTCAACAATATTACCAAGCTCAACGCCGAAATTGCGGCCCTGACTGAAGCGCGAGACGCACTCAAGGCTGAGCTGTGCGCACAGTTCAACGCAGGGGACAAGATTCAGGTTGGCGACACGCGCGTGACGTTTGCCGTTAGGAAGACGATTAACGCGGCGGCTGTAGAAGCATTGCCCGCGTTTAAGAAACTGCCAAAGGCAGTGCGTGAGTCGGTTTATGACAAGCCTAAGTTGAATACTAAGAAACTTGCCGCGCTTGATCTTCCGATTGATCTGTCGCCCGCTACTACTGTATCGGACGTGTACGCGACGTTCCGATGAATTGGAAGCAATACGGGACGGGCGACGGTGGATACACTGTCGAACAGGTGGAAGCCGTCGCCCGTTCCCTTGAAGAACAAGAACTGCAAGAATATTCAACCATGTGGCTTGAAGCGGTACGGCAGATGCGGGCCGCTGAGATTATCCACAACAACCTTGGCGTGGGAGCCGAGGTAGAACTGCCCAACGGCATGTCAATTTATATCGAAAGTGAGTAATCAAAATGTTTAGTGAGTACGTAGATGGTGACACGTTCAACCAGCGCGAACTAGATAGCGATGTTTTTGCTGAATCATTTAACGCGAATGAGATTGACGGCTACCGACGTAGCAAGGACTCGGAGGAAGACTGTTACAACGCTTGGGAGTATTGGGACGAGAAGGGCCTGTTCTCTGACTGGCTGGAATGGCGTTTTGAGGAAGACGGCTACCTCGGCTATGACGACAACCCGCAAGACGGAATGTTTGTCTGGATGCAAGACTACGAACAGTGTGTCGTCCTGCCCGGCGACAATGAATTGCCGTCCGACGTGGTTGCTATGTTTGACCGTGACTCACTGTATGAAACTGTCTATGCGGAGGGTATTGTCCGTGACGGTGTTTTCTACGCCACTACTATTGCGAGGGAGCTTGACTAATGAATATCAACACACTGTCTGAAACCGGCGAGATTACTATCTTCCAAGACGCTGACACGGGCAACACGTATATTGTGGAACCAGTGCTGGGAACCACGGAACCTATAGATATGGCAGATGAACCTTATCTGTTTATTGGGGACTGCGACGACTTTATGAGGTCCGATAACCCCGTGTTCAAGACGCTTGGTAGGTATATTGCAGTGCATGATGAAACACCTGCCAACGTGGGAGAATACGCTAAGTTGTTCAAGGGTGAACTGTGCTCACACTTCAAGTGCGTTGATGGGTGGGAGGACTATGACTTTATTGAGTCATACGGGCAGATTCTAGCGGTCAATAAGCGGCTAGGGAGCGCTGAAGAATGGCTGAACTATCTCAACATGTGGGACGACGGGGAAGTATATTCTGTCCTCGACTGTTCGACCGGAATTAAGGTCACTGACATTTACGCTGAATACCATGAGGATGCACTTGAGCTTTATCTCAGGGATGGGGAGCTTGCATCACTGAAGGCACGAGTCAACAAGGTATTGGGGGACTAACTAATGGACAATGCTTATATTCAAGTGTTGACAGACGGGACAGGTATCGTTGTGTCGCATGACTTTGATATGGGTATCGGTGTCATTGCGGGACCGCGTATTCTCGCCCGTCTTACCAAGGAACAGGTCAAAATGATTAGGGAGGCTAACTAATAAATCTTGAAGAATTGACTAAGATGTATAGCGACGCTTGTATGCGCGCGGTGGAAGATGCTATCCATGAGCTTACTAACAAGTGGGACAGTAAGGTAGTTGACCTGTTGAACGCGGGCGATTATTATATCTGCGCTGAGTTGTACGGGGATAGTCTGAGTATTCTCGCCTATATTGGCAAAGACGACTACTACGGGTACAAGCGCTATCTTAACTCTGACATGCAACGCGACGTTTAAGAAGTGTTCGACAAGCTAGGGGCACAAGTTGTTCTCAACGCAATGGTTTACTGCGGCTGGGAAGAAACTACACAGACGATTACATGGGGGATTAAGTAAATGACTTTCTCGCCGCGTCACTACCAGGAACGTGTACTGGAAGGACTGGCAAACAGCAAAACGCCGTACACGGGCCTGGTAGGCGCGGGCCTTGGTACGGGCAAGACGGCAATGAGCGTGTGGAACGCGCTTAATGCTTTCGGGGACAGTATCGGGGAACAGATTATCCTCATTGTCGCCCCTGTCCGTACTGAGAGTGGTTGGCGCTCGCACTGGAAGACGCTCGCGGGCCTTGATATGCGTACACTGTCAGGCAAGAAAACCAAGGACGCGCTCGCGGTATGGTCCGACCTTGAAGCCCGCGTGCCCGGTGTCTACTTTATTACCTGGGAGCTTATGCGGTCCCGCAATAAGGAAAAGCGCTGGGACGGGCGCGCAAAGCGTTACGTCTTCAAGTCCATGCCTAAGCCGTTCTACAGTGTCAATTTCGGCATGGTTATTGCGGATGAATGGCATCGTGCGTGCAACCACTCGTCGCTCAACTTTGACGTTGCTCGACACATTCAGGCACAGTACCGCCTTGCCCTGAGTGCGACACCCGCTGGGAATAAGCCGTGCAATATCTGGGCCGCGCTCAAGTTTCTTTGGCCTAACCATTACGGCGGTTACTGGGACTTTTGTGCCAAGTTCTTCAAGGAAGAGTCCAACCCGTTCAGTTCTTTCGGGAAGACTTACACGGGAGAGCGCTCGCCGGGTATGGTCCGTCGTGGAGCGCCCTCGTACCATGAAGTCTCACAGGCTGAAGCTAACCCTGAGCTTCCAGGCGTGATTATTCACCGTGTGGAAGTGGAACTGTCCCGCGAACAGCGCAAACTGTACGCTCAGCTTGAAAAAGACGCGCTTACGTACCTGGACGACAAGCCGCTTGCACTGTCTATCCCGATGGAACTTGACTTGCGTCTGCGACAGATGACGCTGGGAGTCCCCTCGTTCAACGAGGACGGGACTGTCGATTACAAGGAAGATTGTAAGTCTTCCAAGCTGGATGCAATGATGGATATTATTGCGGACCTGCCTGAAGATGAGCCTGTCGTCGTGTGGGTGCATAGTCAGAAGTTCATTAAGGCCGTGCTACACCGTCTGCGCAAGGCTGGTATCTCGTGCATTGAAGTCTCTGGTAAGTCTCGCGGGGACTTCCACGCAATGATTGACGGGGACGTGCGTGTCATTGTCGCGCAGCACGAGGCCATGAGCGAGGGAGTTGACGGACTTCAGCGGGTGTGCCATACTGAGATTTGGCTGAGTCAGTCTAACAGCCTTGTGATTAACGAACAGGCAACAGGCAGGCTCAACCGACAGGGGCAGTCTACGGCTGTCAACAGGTTCCTCATTCAGGCGACTAACACGGTGGATGATCGTGTGCTGGGACGCTTGCAGGAACGTTTCGACAGGCTCAAGGCATCCGGCCTTATCTGAAAACAAACAACAAACCAACTGAAGGGAGACATACCATGTCTGACAACAACCGTAACTTTGATGTTTCTTCGACCGTCTACTTTATTTTCTGTATCCTGTTCGCCGTAACAGGTATCTGGTTCCCCGCTGCGTTCATGTGGGTTGTCTGGGCTTTCGTGGGATACGTTGCCCTAATGGTTATTGTGGCAGTCATTGCACTTATTGTTGCAGCTGTCATGGTCCACAAGGCAAGTAAGTGGTTCTGAGCCATGCAGATTATCCAGCTCAACCACAAGACGGTTGCCAACCTCCTGAAGAAGTCAGTAGAAGAACACTGGCTTGAAGACAAGGATGCCTATATCCGCTTCACGGATGGGAGCACTGTGTGTATTCACGTGCTTAACCCTAAATGGGAGACTTACGTGTCACTGAACGAGCGTACGGAAAAGAAAAGCACCACCAATGGTGTGTCGTTTACCGACGAACAGGAGATTCACCTGTGGTACCCAAGCACGGGCGAAGAGCGTTTATTCACGTCGCGTACCGTGATGATTGGTTTTGACTTCGTGGGCTACTATGTGACTGACAGGCTTAACTATCCAACTCGACAGTATGTTCCTATCGTTGAGTTCCACTACTACGAAAAGGGAGAAGACATTGCCCGTAACGATTCGTGACATTTACGCACCCCCGTTGGGCTTTGGGTGGGAGAATCTTCCCACCCGATACGTCAAGCGACAGTACCTTGACATTGAAGACGGGCTTGTCACTACGCCTAGCGGCGCAGTCCTGGGTACTGGCACGCTGCCTAACGGACGGCTTGCCCTGCTCAACGACAGGGGCACCGTGTGCGCTCAGTGGTGGTCCGCTAAAGATGAGATGGTTGTCATTGACCCGTTCGACAACCGTGTGTTTATCGTGCCTTCCGTCGATGACCTGAAGTGCAATGCGCGGGAGATGACCTCGGCACAGATCGACATTCAGGCCGCGCGCCCACTAGACCTGTCGATCATGTGGACTGACCCTGTTGCAGGTGAGTGTGGTTTTGACCGGGACGATCTCTCGATTGGTGAGCACCACTACTACACTGACCGTCTGAACGGTACTGTTCTCCTAGGTCTCGTGGAAGACGCAGACGGCAACTACGTGGTGTCTCGTAACTCGGTGCTGTGTCGTCTGCTGCGGTACGTGGACGGTGATCGTTTCGCCTTCAGTGACTACCGTAAGAAGGCTATTCCGGGACTGCTGAATGATAACGGTGGTCTGTCGGACTTTGCCCGTAAGGTGCTGCTGTGGGCTAATAATCTGACTGATGAACAGCGGGAGATTCTTTCTCGATGAGAGAGTACATCAAGGCAGCGCGGGATGAGGCCGCTAAGTCACGGTGCGACCGTGCCCATGTGGGTTGCGTGATCGTTGATCGTGCGACAGGTCAGGTGGTGTCGAGCGCGTTCAACGAGACACCGCACGGCCTTGAGCCGTGCGACACGGGCGGGCACCGGATTGTGGACAACCACTGTGTGAACACTGTTCACGCGGAACGTAACGCGATTAGGAAGATGACAGAACACGGGAGCGAGTACACGCTTTACGTGACTCACTACCCATGCCAGGGTTGTGCTCACCTTATCTCGACTTGCCCTGAGATCGTGGAGGTCGTCTATCTGGGTGACTACCGTAATTCGAGCGAGGCGACTGCCCTCCTGAGCGGCCTGTCGAAGGGTGTTCATCGTGGGAAAGAATAAGCTGGTCCTTCAGGTTCCACCCAATTTTATGTTTACCGACATTGAGCGGGACAAGATTAGTAAGACACGATGGGAGGTTAATTCTGGCTCGAATAAGATCATGCGCCGCACTTCGTGTATCCCGCTCTTCGGGACACGTGAGATGTGGAAGATCATTGAGGAAGGCGACTTTTTGGTACTCATCGAGTCGCCACTAGATGACCTTCACTACTATGCGTGGAACCTTCATGTCATGAAGGAAGAGCAATACAAGGAGTGGACGAAGAATGAGTGAAATCTACGACAACATTATCCGGGAGCTGACTAAGCCTTCTGAGCGTGACAAGCAACGTAAGGTTGGCCCGTCTGAACTGGGAGACATGTGTGAGCGTTGCTTGGCAGAAAAGCTGCTGGGAGTCCACCAGGAGGAAAAGACGTATCCTCTGGCCCCGATGATTGGTACGGCCTTCCACCTGTACTTAGAGAACACGATTGGCCTTGAAGGGTACCTGAAGGAAACAAAGGTAACAGTTGGCGAGATTGAAGGGTATGGGGGGATTCGTGGGACTGCTGACGGGTTTGATCTTAGGAGCGGACATGTTGTTGATTACAAGGTCTTGTCGAAGAAGAAGATCAAGGCTTTTTCGTCTGCAACGTTCTTCGATGAGGACCGCAACCCTGAGTTCTATTCGGACTCGATGACCGAAGGCCAGATTAAAAAGTACTATTACCAGATGCAGTTGTATGGTCTGGGTATGGAGAACGCTGGCTATGAGGTAAATCACACATCCCTGATTTTGTTTCCCAGGGATGCTACAATAGAATCTGTCACAACGGCAACTCATGAGTTGTGCTTCAAGTACAACCGAGAAGCCGCCCTGGCTGTCCTGGAACGTGCCAACGAGATTTTCAAGTGGGCCACCAACAACCCGGACAACCTGGGAGAACTCGACAGCCATTCCGGCTGTTATTTCTGCGCTTTCAAGCGCTAAAAAGAAAGGAGAAGCATGGGAAAGTTCGACTCGTTCCTCAAGGGAATCGATATCGAAGTGTCTGACCCCCGTATCACCACCCCTAAGATCAAGATGCTGATCTACGGCATGTCGGGAACCGGGAAGACTTCGCTCGCAGTTTCGGCCTCAAAGGTTGAAGAGCTGGGGCCGGTCCTTTACATCGACTTGGAGCGCGGTACCGCACCGGCTGCCAAGTACGGCGACCTGGACAACATGCTTGTCGTTCAGCCAGCGACCTACCAGAAGTTTGCTGAACTCCTTGTCGAGATTAGCAAGAAGAAGGACATGGCGTTCAAGACTATCGTCATCGACACGGTTGACCGCTTGCAGGAACTTATCAAGTTCCACTTCAAGGCCACGAAACCCAATGACAGCTTTGCCATGTGGGACGCTACTTACGAGAAGATCATTGATCTTGTCAACAAGATCAGCTTTGACCTCGGACTGAACATCATCTGCATCACGCACGAAGCGCGTGAAGTGAACGATGTGTCCCGGCTGTCGCTTATCGGACCATCATTTGAGGGCAAGCAGAGCTTCAAGAAGCTACCCGGAATCTTCGATATTATCGCCCGCATGACGTGGGAGGATGTTGGAGACGATGACAATGAAGAGCTGGTCACAGTCATGACTGTCCGGTCTTCGTCTGAAGTACTGGCAAAGACGCGATTCGACCCGATGCCGTCCATGTCTGGAAACACGACAATGGAGAAGATCATGGGTTGGGTCCATGAGCATTGTGAAACACAGGAAGTAAAGGAAGAAAATGACGACTAGGTACCTCTCTATTAATGATGCGTCTGAGCGCACGGGAGTTGGTCGAACGACCATCCTGTACCGCATCAACACCGGGAAGTTCCCACAACCCGACGCAATCGTTACTTACAAGCGAACTGCCGCCCTCGGGTGGCTACCTGAAACCATCGAAGATTACAACACTGACAAGAAGGAGAACTGACCATGATTAACTTTGACGAACTTATGAACCTGGAAGTTGCCGAGTCCTTTAGCTTTGAGCCACTGCCCGAGGGTCAGTACAAGGTGACTGTCGATGCCTGTGAGCTGGGCGAGTCCAAGGCTGGCAAGCCTATGTACACGGTGGACTTCGTTGTCACCGAGGGCGACCACGCATCCCGACAGGTTCGTTACTGGCTGGTCCTGGTCACTAAGAAGGGTCTCCATTGGGACTTGCCCAAGTTCTGCGAGGCATCCGGTAACGCCTGGCCCGACGAGCCGACCAAGCGTAACGAGGCGTACTTCAACCAGGTCGCACTTGACCTGGTTGGCAAGACTGCGACGATCACCGTTGCGATTGAGGAACGCGAGTACAACGGTGAGATGCGCAAGAACAACAACATCAAGAAGGTTGAGTGGGACGAGGCCAAGACCAAGAAGAAGTCTAAGGCCACCCGGATCGAACTCTGATCTTTTTCGGCGGGCCGTATCTTGACACCAGGGTACGGCCCGCCGTACTATATACAAGCAGAAAGGAGAGCAATGAACCTTAAAGAGTTCTTCCAAGCAGTCCTCCCAGACGGTGAAGGCTGGACCCCCATCATCCTCAAGGGTCCGATGGGCGGTCTGACTAACTTCCGGTGGTTTGAGCTGCCAGCGCAGCTCGATAAAATGGTGGCATACGCCGAGGCTAACGCTGATCTGGACGTGTACTACAGCCCCTTTCTCTACACCAAGCCCCCGGCCCTGTCGAACACGAGGCACGCAGCCAAGGATAACGTCATCAAGGCCGCGTGCGTCTGGTCAGACGGCGACGACTGCCCTACCGACAAGCTCCGTATCCAGCCGACGATCAAGGTCCAGACCAGCGAGAAGCACTGGCAGGGATACTGGCTGCTCGAAGACGCAGCCGACCTCTCTAACGACATGCTCGAAGCCCTTTCACGAGGACTCTACGAGCACCACAAGAACGACGGCATGGACCGAGGCTGGCCCCTGTCGAAGAAGCTCCGTGTCCCTTTCACTCATAACTGCAAGCGCGTCAAGCCCTGGGAGATCACGCTCACAGTCAACGACGAGGCGATCACCGCCGCTGAGTTCGCAGCAGAGTACCCGCCTGTCGAACGCATGGGCATTGAGGAAGAAGACTTCCCCACCGACATCCCCTCCATGTTTGAGGTGTTGGGCATGGTGAACCGCAGCTACATCACGGACCTGGCTACGGATGACACCTTCAACGATGACGAAGACCGCAGCTCGAAGATGTACCATCTTCAGTGCGCCCTCTGGGAAGAGGGTTGTTCAATTGTTGAAGCATTTGCCGTTGTGCGCGCCACTGAGTTCAACAAGTTTGAGGCAGACGGACGTGGCGACGGCTACCTCTGGAAGCAGATCAATCGTGACTATGCACGTTGGAAGTCTGAGCACGATGGCCCCACGGAAACCGATCTCGAAGCGACAACCCGTATCGGCTCGTCCTACCTGCTGAGTGAATCGCGTGAGCTGTCGTTGCAGGATGTTGACTTCCTACACGGGGACGAGGAAGAACCGATGGGCCTGTTTGTCGATCAGTTCGCGGCATGGGCATCAACCAAGTCTGCAATGGCCCCCAAGCAGTTCCACTACGCGGGCGCTCTCGCTATCCTCTCAAGCATGTACGCTAAATATGCGTTCCTCCCTACGAACGTACAAAAGATGCCGTTGAACCTATACTTCCTGGTTCTGGGACGTACTACCCAGTCTCGTAAGTCAACGTCTTTGCGCCTGGCAGAGTCCATGATGCGCGACATTGCGGTGGGTATCGGCAAGGGGCCGGATGCTTTCATTGCGCCTGAAGATTCGACAGGCGAGGCATTGTCCGCGTATCTGCGCACCAAGCCGAAAGAGAGTGGTCTCTTCGCTATTGACGAGGTGCAAGACTTTTTCGCACATGCTGCCCAAAAGGGTAGCTACATGGCATCAATGATGCCGTTCCTTACCAAGAGCTACGACGGCTACATTCCGGCTGTCGCACGTAAGGACAAGGGAGGCAAGGTTGCGTACCAGACTGCGACCCCGTATTACATGACGTTCTACGGGACAGGTATTCTTGACCAGGCCGCAAAGCATCTGACGACAGAAAAGGTCGAGTCCGGCTTTACGCCCCGTTGCCTTGTTGTTATTGACGACAGGGATAAGTACATCACGTCCTCTCAGGATGTGAAGCTCGTGACCGTGAGCGCATCGACAGGTAAGGTTGAAGACAAGCAGCGTGACTTCATGGTGTCGAACCTTATCAAGTCTGTGACCAAGTTCGACGTGGCTTTCAATGCTCGTCGTGCGCAACGCATGGAGAATGAGGAAGTCCGTATCCCTATCGAGTTTGAGCCGGGCGTGTTCGAGCGCTGGATTGAGTTTTCGGAAGAGGCTAAGGTGCTTGCTGAGCGGCACATGCTGAACAGTCGTGAACTGTTCCCTGGCACTGAGCGTATGACGTTCTCGGTGCTCCGTATCGCGGCTCTGCTTGCCATGTATAACGGGCCGACGACCAAGGGTACGGTCGTGGTATCAATGCGGGAAATGCTGAAGGCTATCTCGCTCGCCTCTATCTGGCTGTCTTCTAACGAAGTGTTCATTCATCACGTGAAGAACTCTAACTTCAGTAACAAGGTTGATAAGCTCATTAATTTCGTTGCACGCACCGACAACGGCATGGTGGCTATTCCTAAGCTCATGTTGAAGTTCCAGTCTGAGATCAGTGGTATGCGTGAACTGAAGGAAATCATCACATATGCTCAGGCGCGCGGCACTATCCAAGAAGTTGTGAAGGGTAAAACAAATAACGAAAGATTCATTAAGTACACGGGAGGGCAAGTATGAAGATTTTGACTGAAGATTGCGACAAGCTGCCTGTTCTTGCACAGATTCTTCTTAGGCGGGCACTCGTGGTATCCGGCCTTCCAGAGGACGCGCACGTCGAAATCACTGACGATGTGAACGATGATGACATCAAGATCACACTCGGCACAGTCAAGGGTTACAAGGGCAAGGCGTACAAGACACTCTCACCTAAGCAGATCGTCACTAATCCGCAGGCTGGTCTGTTCCTCGCTCAGGCGTTGCAGTACGCCTACCTCGGCGCAGAAGAACTTGGTCTGAAGCAGGGTAAAGACTGGGTGATCTGGCAAGGCGAGGACATCTCGTTCAAGCCGGGCACGCTGATTGCTCTCGATATTGAGTCCGCAGGCGACATTGACGAAGACACTTTTGCTGCTGGTCGAATCCTGTCGATTGCGTTGTGGAACGGCAAGTTCGGTGTTGTTATCCCCGAAGAACTCGCTGAGACTGAACAAGCAGCAGAGACCATTAAGAGACTGTGCGACACATGTACTGTCATCTGTCACAATGGGACGTTCGATATGCCCTACCTGTCGAAGCGCCTTGGTATCCGCGTGTACCATCATGAGGACACACTGCTGATGCACTTCGTGCTTGACAATCTGGCCGGTGAGCATGGCCTGAAGCCTCTTGCTCGCCGCTGGTTGCGTGCCGAGGACTGGGACTCGGATGCGAAGTCGTACTTGAAGGGTGGAGCGTACTTCGAGAACATCCCCAGGGAAAAGCTCTACGAGTACAACCTGGCAGACGTGGTATGGACCTTCAAGCTGTACGAATACTTCCTTCCGATGCTCAAGAACAGTGGCAAGTACGACTACTACCGCTACCGTATGCAGGTCACGGGGGTTCTCAACGACGTGCAGATGAACGGCGTTGCGGTGTCGCTCGATGCTCTCGATGATCTGGAAGAAAAGTACAAGCGTCAGTGTGACGAGAACCTTGTGACACTACGTGAGCACGCGGGCGAGGACTTCAACCCACAGTCACCTAAGCAGATCAAGGACTACTTCAAGGCTAAGGGGGTGTCGTCCCCGTCGTTCGACTCAGACCACCTGAAGAAGCTGCGACGTGAAGGCAAAGAGGTTGAGTTTATCGACGCTCTACTTGCCTACCGCTACGCCGCTAAGGTGATTGGCTCGTTCATTGCCAACGTGCGCCGTAAGGTCGGTGAGGACGGACGTATCCACCCCTACTACCTGCCTCATGGTGCGAAGACAGGCCGTTTGTCGGCTAAGGGGCCAGCGATTCAGACGATGGGCCGCGACAGTGGTATTAAGCGCGCCCTTGTCGCTGAGCCTGGGTGCAAGATCATCTCATGTGACTACTCTCAGGCAGAGTTGCGCACTGTCGCTGAGCTTGCAGACGACGAGGCCATGATTGCTGCCTTCCAGCCGGGTGCGCCTGACTTCTTCGATGACCTGATGACGAAAATCTGGCCTGAAGAGTTCCCGACAATCGAAGCATACGAGGCTTTCAAGCACGAACAGCCAAAGACTGCTAAGAACAGGCGCGCACTGGTCAAGAGTGTGGTGTACGGCCTCAACTATGGTCGTGGTGTGGCTGCTATTGCGACAGCCCTTGAACAGCCAATTGAAGTTGCACAACATGTTGTTGATCAATACCTTGGTGCCTACCCAGGACTTCGGGACTGGCAGGCACGAGTACGCCACAGTGTCGGACGGAAGGAAGAGGACAACGAACGTAAAACCAAGTTCGGCCTTACCTTCAACCCTCTGTTCGTGTCGGATAACAACTACAGTTCGACGCAGAACGAAGCACTTGCATTTGTTCCACAGTCAACTGCAAACGACATCTGCCTTAACGCAGCAATCAAGATCAACGAACAGGTAGGACAATACGGTGCTAAGCTGATTGGCCTCGTTCATGACGCTACCTATGTCGAGTGCCCGGAAGAAACCATCGAAGAGTGCTCCAAGATGATGGAGCGCGAAATGGCTCAGGCAGCGACACTGGTTTTTAACCGCGTACCGTTTGCCGCTGAAGCAGAAGTTGGCAACAACTGGGAGGAAGTGTGACAGACTACAAGCAGGCACCCTGTAGTGGAGCACCAACTGAATGGTTTTACGACCCAACACTCTACGAAACAGTTGTGAGGGCTTTTTGTAATGAGTGCCCTGTCAAGGAACAATGCCTTCAAGACTGTCTGATAGCCGAAGAAACACCAATCGACGGCAAAAAGTTCCGCTCTGGTATTTTTGGTGGCCTCTCACCGACAGGCCGAAACAGGCTCATGGGTACCGGATATGCAGTCATCACCGAAAACTGGATGGAGAAAGATAATGACGATGACAGTAATAGCAATTGACCCCGGCGTGAACACCGGCCTCGTTGTAGCACGTGTCGAAGAAGAGGTGGAGATTCTACACTTCGACCAATTCATTTGCTCGACGCACACCGAAACGGCAGAACTCATCAAACACTACCTTGACGAGTACCCTCAAGCCGTTGTCGTGGCTGAGCAATTCGACCTGAGACCCAGCAACAAGTTCACAGCAGACCTTACCCCCGTGAAGGTCAATGCAATCCTTGACTGGTTTGTCGATGACATCCATTATCAGACACCCGCTCAAGCCAAGGGCCTGGTCAAGGATGCGACACTCAAGAATCTCGGGTGGTGGCTCACTGGTAAGGACGTGAACTATAAGGACGCTAACGATGTCCGTGATGCCTTCCGGCACCTCGTCTACTATCTCGTTCATGAGCTGAAACACAAGTGGACACTCGACAACGGGTGGCCTAGATAGCGAAAACCCCTCTGCTAGGAAAGGAGAACTAGCAGAGGGGTTTTCTGTGCCTCACACCCAACAACACTCACACGGAGGTGAATAATTGTCACCGATTAGTATAGCACATCAACCGATCTTCGCAGCACCGACTGTCAGGCCACCCCAACCGACGTTAGCGCCTGTCGAACAAGCTATCTTGACCGCAACCGCAACGCTCTTGTTAGGTGTGTTGGCATAGTACGGGATAGGACTACCTGTGAACAAGAAACAACTTTGCTGGTTGTACGTATTCATAGCACCAACATTCTTGTACGTAGCACCCGCGACAGAACAGAAGAGGTCGATGTTCGCGTTAACAGCACCAGCCGTAGAGTCATTAGCAATCGTAACGTGTGGTGTGATTAGCCAAACACCCTTCTTTGGCAGCATAATGTTCTGGCTAATCTGCGCATTAGCACCATTCACACCATAACGGTACCATGTACCAAAAGCACGATTGTCGTTCACGTAATCGACTTCGATGTCACCACCACTGACCTTCGTCAGCTGACCGTTAGTATTGACAAGGAACTCGCCCGTGTCCTTACGGTAAATCAGCACATCAAACTGGCCCGCACTAGCCTTGCGAATAGCAGCCAGCTTAGTGTCGTAGTCACTCGCGTTATTAGCAATAATGACACGGCCCTTTTGCAGACCCTTCACAACATCCGATACAGAGTTGAAACCCAGATTCATAAACACCGGCCACGACTGCACAATATCACTGTCGCTGTAATTCCAGATGCCCTGATCGTTAATCGTACCCATGTTAGTACCTCACTCCTGAGAGTTGGACAGACAAGTGCGCCCGTCCATTGTAATTGTCGATGTAGTTCGGCTGTCCAAGCAGCCCTTGAAACCCAATAAACGCATAGCCATACTGGAAGTTATCGAAATCAACAACCATCGTAAACGACAACGAACAAGACAATGCGTAGCGAGTTGAATTATTCTGACGCTCGAAAATCGAGTTAGCGTGGCTAACAAGTTTTCGCTCACGCATCTGGTTATCGCGCACACCAACGACAGCCTGGGGGTGCGTGTAGTTAGAAAGGTCAATCTCCTTCGTTGGCAAGTAGAGATAACCTGTGATTGACAACTGCATGAACGAACCAGAATAACCCCAGTCAAGGGGCAGTGTCCACAAGTCCTCATACGCACCAATACCGGGCCTTGCACCTGGCTGTTCAATGAACAACTCATGGTAGAACGGCTGGGCAACACCGTTAGCAGCACGTGTCGAAGTCAAGGCACTAACAGCATCATAAGAATTACTGACCTTGCTCTTCATCAAGGTCATGTCATTCTCAAGATACGCTACGCGTCTGTCGATGTCACTTCCCCATGCCTGGGATGGTGTCGGCAGATTGTGCTTCATTATGCGTCACTCCTTTCAACGTCAACTCTCGAAGCGTAATACCAGCCTCAAGAGGATAATCTGCAACTCGCGGCCTATCGAATATTGTAGCAACATCCGACACCTGAGTAAGCGCTTCACAAGAGGCTTTCACACTCGACTCATCATACGAAGCTGACTTGATATGCCACGTAAAGCGGTCATACACCGCTGTCGTCCCAGCAATGCGGCCAAACACCTGCTGATTCGATACCACAGGCTTGTTCTTCGTGAACTCCAACAAGTCGTCCATGATCTTCTTCATGGTCGTACCTTGCGGCCACTTCTCAGCAGCCTTCTCAGGCAATGGTGAGCCAGTAAAAGCATCGACATCAGACAGATACACAGGCTCACGCTCGAAGTCATACACGACATCCGTGTATGACTCGTGCATCGGAACAGTGCCCGTCCAATCCATCTCAGCAGAGTAGCCAAACGCGCTCTGAGCCTTATAGATACAAGCCTCGAACGCCTGAGTCTTAGTTGTTAGGTTCATGCTGTCGATCTTCACAGCATCCGTCTTGTATGGGTAGCCAGTGTAGAACGTAAACGTCTCCTGGTCACACAAGTAAGCGTGCCCATAAATACGGAGTGTGCTGTAGTCAGTCTGACCGTCCGACTCAGCAATACGATAAGGGGCTAGACGTTCGTTCGACATGCCCGTCACAGTCACCTTGATCTGGTTTGCCTCGTCGCCCTTTTCGATGTGAAGCGAACCACCCTCGGCGTACCACTGAGCGGGTGTAATCGGCTTGTTATCCTTACCAACGACGGAATACACAGACCGGGCGAAGTAGACCTGATTGTTAGTACGAGTCCTAATATTGAAGTCCGTGCCAACCTCGTTAGGCATCACGCACTCAGGCTGGGAATACAGGTAATCAATCGTCCCTTGAATCTCAAGCACAAACTCTTTAGTCTCGCCAGACTCGACTGACAAAACCTCAGCAGTCTTAATGGACTCCACTGTCGTCTTGTTGTTAGACGGCTGTGGGTGGATAAGGCTAATGCGATCTTCGCCTGGAACAGTAGGACGAGTACCACCAATATTGCCAGACTTGTAATCAGAGGACGAGGCGTGAACGACAGGTGGGTAATAAGTACACTCAATATGCGAGAAAGGCTCACCAATAGCCCACTGAATAGAATAGTCTACAGTAGAGCCTTGGAACCTCGTAAGAACAGTGTGGTTCTCAAACAGCACAATCGTGTCATAAACCCACGTAATCTGATAATTGTTAGCAGACAAGAAGCTCTTGAGAATAGTCCACAAATTACCCTTACCGCCAACAAAATCGTACGTTTTAGTTGCAATAGTGGTCTTAGGTGTAATAAATGGATTACGTTCATTAGCAGTCGGCTTAGCGACATACACCTTTGGAGACTCGACACCCGCAGCCTTAAACACCTGCGCAATAACCTTGTCCATCGTCACGGCCTGAAGGTGCTTAACCTCGGCAGATACGTCAAGGCGATAAAAAGGGTCATTCAGCGTAGCAGACCAGGACCACGGGGTGTTCGTAATTGACCGGACAAATGCGTGAGTACGGCCAAAGACAGGGCTGTCGAGCCTAATCTCCTTCGTCATCACATCAGCGGCCTCCACATAACCAGCACCCTCCAACGAATACTCAGAGAAGCCACCCGTCGTTGAATCACGGTCAAGCGACACAGCATCCTCAACGACAGACCAACCAGTCAGCTTGTTATTGGGAAACCCGATAGCTTGCATCACCACGAGTAAACCTCTTCCAACGTAACAGATGCGGTGTAATGACCGCGATAGTTGTTCACAGTCACAACACTAGCTGAACCAGGCACAACCTGAAGGTTCCCACCACCGGACGGGTACGCAAACTCATACAGGTTAACAGCTGTGTCGATGTGAGTGTCCTCGGGCACGATCTGCAACATAGCCCAGTCGAGAGCACCCTCACCCTGTGGAATAATCGACACCTCCCACAGAGCTGGGTAAAAAGCGCGCACCTGGTTCTTGTTAAAAGAACTAACAGTGTTGCGACCATCAAGACTACGGAACCTGAACGAGAACGGCTGCTTACCGTCTTCCGGTCCAGATGACAAAAACACGCCCGTATGGCCTTCAGGAATAAGAACACGCTCAGTGTACTGACCAACCTTCGACAAAGCCAGAGACACCTGTCGCCCATTCAGGCGATCAACCTCGTGCTGGAACTTGTTATTCGTCTGAAGAACACCGCCCTTCAGCACGACACCAGGGTGTCCAGACTGAGAATTGTTAGCCTTCGTAGGAAACAGTGCTTGTTTACCCCAATCGTTGAAAGCAAACGGGGAACCAACATGGTAGTGCAAGTAAGGCAAACCCATCAAAGGCGACAACACGTTCTTCATCGAGAACGGGTCCAGATACGTCACCCACTCGCCCGTCCTGTTCATAAACAGCTCACGAAACTTATTAGCCTGCTCACGATTCAAGAACGACCACGACAACTCATAATGCCTACCACCGTACACAGAACCGCCCATGTAGGCCAGACCATTCAGAAGGCGCTGTGAGTCGCCCGAATGAACATTAGTCGAAACGGGCGACTCATCCGGTGCCGGAAACCACTTGATAATATCGTTACCAACACCAAAACAAACCTCGCGGGTTGCGCAACCCCTAGTAGACACCACGGTTACCTGTCCTCATATTCCCATTGTCGATGCTCTGGCTAATGGCACGACCATCAAGGACGACAGCCGTAGAAACAGCCTTCACCAACTGATTAAACTGTGCTGGGTTAATTGTAACAAGATCAGAGCTACCACCCATAGCATAGACACCGCCAGCCGACACAGGCACCTGCATCGTGTTCAAGGCGTTCATGAAGTTCTTGCCGTAGAAATCGACAGCAGGCTGGCTAATCACATACTCGCCGCTACGGACACGGAACATGCCCTTACCGTCCGTAGCCATGAGGTTGTCAGCCTTTGGGTTAGCCGGAGGACGACCAGGCAACAAGCCACCACCAGCAAAACCAGGCAGAGAGTTAGCACTCGACAGCAAACCACCCTTGTAGAGTGTGCCGAGGTTCCTACCGGACCTACTGCGAACAGTACGGTTCTGGCTACCCAGCGGATTCATCCGCGCGGCATTAAGCGCGGCGGCATAAGACGCTTCATCAATCTGGTAACGAATCCTGACATTAAGTTCACTATGGCTAGGCTGAACGGGAACCGTCACACCGTTAGAGTGAAGCGAGTCAATAGCATCCTGTGTCGAACCGACAGTACCGTTATCGGTCACATGCTCCTTCACCTCACGAGGAACCTGACCGATAGTAGAAGTCAAGCTGTCGAAAGCCCCAGCCAACTCAGTCACTTCACCCTGGTTGAACCCAAGCTGAGTAACCTGGTCAATAAACTGCTGCTTCAGCGATTGCGTGTACGCCTCGATCTCCTGTGTCGAATGACCAGCAGCGGCATACGCCTCAATCAGACCAATCATCTGAGACTGCAACGACCGCAAAGCCTCACGGTTAGCAATAGCAGCCTCCGTGTAGCCCTTCAGCGCAAACTGCCCAGCCTGAAGAGTTGCGATCTCCTTGTCGTTGTCCGCAATCTTCGTCTGGCCCTCATTGATCTTCTGCTTAGCCTCGTCAATATCAACCTGAGTAGACTGTGCACGCTCCGTGTCGCCGTACTTCACAGCGACAGCATGGAAGAACTCAGCATCGTGCAATTCCTGCTGGTTCTTACGCATATCCGACGCAAGTTTCTCATTCTCCTTACGAAGATCAGAAACCTTCTTCGTCGTGCCCTCAACATCCTTCTTCAGGCTGTTCAAGCCCTTACGGTAATTGTCCTGAGCAGTCGTAGAACGCCACCACGAAGTCAACGCCTTATCGAGCGCAGACTTCAAGCGACTAAGGAAGTCCTCGAAAAGCTCAGCAGCAGTCTTCGTTTCCTTCTTTGCACGGCCCGCACCGCCGCCTCCACCGGAACGAGGTGAACGACCACCGCCACCACCGGAGCGAGAAGGCTTAGCCTTGAAGTTGTTGCCACTAAACGCCGATGCACCGTTGTTACGGTTAGCAAAGGTTGGCATACGAATCTTGGACTTCTGTCCCGGAGTGTACGAACCCTTACCCGTCTTAGACTTCGCACCACCAATCGCACCCATGTACGACTGGATGGAGTTCCAGATAGCCTGCACCTTGCCAAGGAAACCTTGAGCCTGCGACACAGCCTGAGCCGCGTTATCAACCATCTGACCAAGCGACGCATCCGTAGCAGAATGGTCAACCTCGCCAGACTCATAAGGTTGGGCGATAATCGCGGCCATAGTGTCTCGCTGCTGCTCAAACTGCGACATGTCGAAGCCCTGAGCAGCAAGGAAGTCAATCGTGTCTTGAATCGAGTTCTGCGCGTACTGGTACGCTTCTTCGCCGGTCAGACCCATTTCCTCAATACCAGCAGCAGCGGCGTTACCCATCTTCTCGAAGTAATCCGAGATAGCAGCAATGTTCGCTTGGCCGTCTGGACTGTTCGGGTCCATCGACGTGCCATGCTCCTGCATGGACTCGTACACCTGCTGCAACGACGAATCGAGAGCAGCAGCCGCGTCTGTCGAAGAGAACATCTCGTCAAGGACAGAGCGAATAGCCTCGGCCATGCTATGAAACTCGCCCTTAGCGTCACCAATCTTCAGACCGGCCTCTTCGGTCTGCTCGCCGGTCTCTTCGACACCCTGGCCGAAAAGGATAGCATCGTTCAGAGCGTCACGCATAGCACCGCCGACACCCTCAGTCTTCGACTTCAAGCCTTCTAGAGCTTCAATCTGCTGGTTGTATGGTTGAGCAGCATCAGCACGCTTCTGATTAGCAGCTGCATTGCCACCACCCGTACCATTCATAGTGCCAGTGTCAACGATTGTACTGTTAACAGCGTTAACTGCGTCAGCCTTACGAGCCTTAATCTGGTCAATATAGCCGTTCACATAAGCATCAGCCGCCTTCTGACCGCCACCCTGAGCTTCAGAGGTAGACGCGAGCTTAATGTACTTCTGGTACGAGAAGCCCATATCGACAAGAGCCTGCTTGGTTTCCTTCGACATGCCCTTAAACGCATCAGAACCCTGAACAGCGTCCATAATCAACGCCTGGGTGTGCTCACCAATCTTCAAGGTAGAGTAACCCATAGCCTCGGCCTGCTCGTGGGTAGCCTGAACAACCTGACCAGACTTGTCCACGTAATAGCCAAGAGCCTGACCATTAGCAGTCAGAACTTCACCATTCTGTTCAATAGTAGCGTTCAGCTCAACAAAGCCAGACTGAGTGCCATTACCGACTTCCTTAGTGTCCTGAGCCAAAGCGTTCAGAATCGCAGAAGAACCCCCGACAGCGTTCTTAAACTCATCAGCCTTAGCCGATGAGTCCTGGAAAGCATCACCAAGGTATGTAGCGCCGACAGATACAGCAGTAAGGGCAGCAGAAATGACAAGACCCCACGGCCCGCCGAACATCGACATCAAGCCAGAACCCACAGACGACAGCTTGGTCAACGCACCCACAGCCTGACCGGCACCCGCCGCAACCTGAGCACCCGCAGCCGCAGCAGACGCACCCGCAGAAGCCATTTGAGCAGCGTTCTGAGCGCTCTTCGCAGCTGCGGCCTTACCAGCAGCCGCAGCCACCATGTTATCCGCTGCAGCAAGGCGCTGGTTAGCAGCAGCCGCAGTATTAGCTGTCGCAGCATTAGTCGCAAGCGCGCTGTCATACGCGACAGTAGCCGTCTGAGCCTGCCGGATAGCCTGCCACACGACGCTCCACGAGGCTTTCTGCGCGCCTGTCGCCTGCAACATACGGTTCTGCATCTGCAAGTACGTAGCCGACATCGACACAGCCGCAGCCTTCGCAGCCATAAGACCCACACGCACTGTCGCCACAGCCGCGAGCGCACCAACAAACGCCTGAATAGGCGCGGGCAGCTTAGCGAAAGCATTGACGACACCCGTCGCAAGAGTAATCAGCAGCTTAAAAGGCACCATGAAGCTAGAGTTCATGGCCGCGCCCGCGTTCTGCAAAGCGTGCTGGAAAGCCTCAATCTTAGCCGACAGGGTATCCATGATGACGTTCATCGACTCATCAATGAACGTCGTGCCCTTAGAAGCCCTCTCAGCCTCCTTCAACTGCTCCACATACAGGCCGACACTGTTCGACATACGGGACAGCAGCTCAACGTCACGCACGTTCTTGAAGCCCAAGTCCTTAATCGCCTGAGCCTTCTCAACCTTGTCACCAATACCTGCGAGGTTCTGCAAGATGCCCTGGAACACCTTGTTCGGGTCATCCTGCCACAGCTTACGGAACTCTTCATCAGTCACACCGACAGCCTGGGCGTAGGTGTGCATCTTGTCGCCACCCTCAGCGGCAGCGGCATTGATCGAATTGAAGATACGTTGAAGAGAGCCGCGCGCCCATTCCTTTGGGATAGCGAGCGACGACAACGTAGACGACAGAGCAAGAATCTCATTCTGAGTAAAGCCAGCAGACTTACCCTGGGCAGCAATCGACACAGCCATGTTCGCAATCTCAGGCTCAGTAGCCACAGACTTCGCACCAAGATCAGCGATCTGATTAGCCAGGACCGCGTAGCCGTCACCCTTGCCAGGTGCCGACTCTTGCAGCTTGCCCATCATCTCACCGAAACGACCAAACGCAGTAGAAGCAGACTCGACTTCCATACCCGTCACAGTAGAGAACTCAGCGACAGCCTTCGTAAAGTCTTTCAACTTGTTCGTCGGAATGTTCATCTGCGCACCGAGCGTACCAATCTTCGACAGATCAGCAAAAGACGTGGTAGTTGTTGTCGAAAGCTCAGTGTAAGCGCTCTTCAGTTCACTAAGAGACCTCGTAGTACCCTGCGCGGTACGCTCCACGTCAGCAAACGCACGCTCCTGCGCAATACCAGCCTGAGCAGCAGACGACACCACACGACCAATACCAGCCGTGATAGCACCGTAATACACGGCCATGTCACGCGCAGCGTAACGGACGTTCTCAATTGCCTTCTCGCTCACACGAGCGTTATTGCGAGCGGTACTAGCATCAGAACGAATAGCAGTACGCTTAGTCAGCTCTTCCTCTCGGATGCGAGCGCGCTCAGTACGAGCAAGCTCAGCCTCACGAGCAGCACCAATACGCGCCGACGCACTAACGACAGCAGCTTCACGCTTAGACTCAGCAGAAGCCGTCGTTGCAGCAGCCCTGATCTCTGCCTGCTCCAAAGCAGTGAGCGCCTGAATCTCAGCAAGACGAGTGGCCTCAGCACCCTTCGCCCGTACAAGGCTACGCTCATCCTTCCCCTTCTGCTTCTGCAATGGCAAGGCGTTATCCTCACGCTTCACCGAAGCCTGTGCACGCAGCTTTTCAGCCTGAGCCTCAGTCTTACGCGCCTGCGACTGATTCAACTGAGCCTGGGCCTTCTTCGCCTTATTCTCAGCCTCAGCCATAGCATTAGACGCAGAAGCCACCTCACGCATAGCCGAGGCAGTATCCTTCAGCTTAGCGATATGGTCCTTACTCAGGTTGTTCATCGTGCGAGTCTCACGGATGAACTGTCGATACGCCGAAACAGCCTTATCGACACCCGCAGAAAGATCAGCCTTACTCGCGTCCCCAGCAGCCTTATTCAGCGAGCCAAGTGCATCAGCCACAGACTTCAGCGCAGATGCAGAGTCCTTCAGGTTCTTGACCTTCGAGCTGTCGAGCTGCAAAGAATCAAGAATCGTACCACCACGACCAGACGGGGACTTCAGCGTAGCGACAGCACTCTGAAGCGAACCAATCTGCTTTTCCAGGGCACCAATGCTCTGTGCTGCCTTGTCTGCCCCAGCAGCGTTAACGTCAATATCAATCTTGATTGACTCGTCTGCCACCTTAACTCCTAAAAAGAAAAGTCCCTGATACCACTTCAATGATACCAGGGACTTTTCCTACCTAACTTGCTCAAGCGCTTCAAGAGGTGAAGGCAACGGCTCTTTTGTACCGTCCGAGTATTCGACAGTGCCCATCACCGTGTACGTGCTTTCACCCGGCTTTGTTTCCTTCGCGTGCTCACGATGTCGATCAAGCTCAGCACATGAATAACACGTAGAAGTCTCTACATGGAACTCAATCGCACTATGCTCACTACGACCATACCAGAGCGGCGTACCGCACTTGTTACACAGGCTGTCAAGATAATACTGATAACCCGCGCACAACGCAAGATCAAGGTTAGTGTATTCAGTTTGAGGAATTGGCTCAGAGTCTTTCTCATCTCCAAACCACACAGGCACCGCGCGAGCAAACATGCCGTGCGCACCTGTAAACAGCGTGGGTGGCTTACCCTCAGCCCTCGCCGTCTTCAGAAGAAGCAGCATCCACTGGTTCTCCGGTTTCGACAGTTCCGTCCCCACGAAACGTAGGGTCAGAAACCGCTTCAGCAATGGCAATACCCAACGTCTGAGCCTCATCCCACGTCTGAAGCACCCTCTGCCACAAGAACTCAGGCAGATAACCGCGAAGCTCTGCGGCCTCGTCTTCAGTCAGATTCTTCTTAGACTCGCCAGTGGCATTGTCGATAACCTCAACACAAGCCTGAGCGACAATGTACTCCATCAAGCGGTCTTCACGCTCAATGGCAATAATCGCCTTCTCGTCCTCGTTCTTGTTCTTTGTGGAGAAGAACGGGTCTTCCCAGACCTTGCGCTTCAGAACATTAAGTTCCTTGTTTGAGAGCGCACGCAGACGAAGAGTGATTGACTGCCTACGAAGTTCCTCGATCTCTTCAGTCAGTTCGACACCGGGCGCAGTGTCGGTAATCGAACGAGACATAGGAGCCTCGTGCAACTGAGCAGTCTTAGCCAACTCAATTAGCTCCACATAACGCTCAGCGTCCTCCAAGTTTAGGGGGATGTCGATAGCCTTCACGGAAGGCTTGATAGTCTGGATAATCTTAGACAGCTCAAAAGCCATGATGTCTACTCCAATCAGATATGAGAATACCCCCGCACCTCGGAGGTACAGGGGTATTCTAGCAGAGTTGATCAGGCAGTGACAGCCTTATTCAACTCCATATAGCCTTGTGGCAAGAAGGGCACCTCAAACTGGATGGGCTTATCCCCATCCCCGAGCACGTCCTTCGGATTGTCGGGAACAACCTTGAAGGCCGACAGCTCTTGACCGGCTTCAACAGGGGTGCCCTGTCGGAAGCCGATACGCTGGACAAGGTACCCTTCCTTGATACCATCAAGCGTGCCACGCTTGAACAACTGGTAAGCCTTATCGTAGACGGTGGTATTACCTGCCGCCTTTTGGCCAGCCGCGATAGCCTCACGGAAGAATGTGAGTGAGGCTTCGTAATTGCTGATCGTTGGGGTCTTCGCGTTACCCGAATCACAAATGGTACGCGAATCATCCGTGTCAGAGTCCGTCGCACCGAGCGTCATACCCGCCGCGATAGCGCAAGAGATGTCAACCGCCTTCGGCGTACCACCTGTGTAGGTAGCAGCCTTAAACAGGTCAGCAACGTTAGTAATGGCATCAGCCGGAACCCACCAAATAGTGGTGTTCGGAGACAGCATCTTGGGCATCAGTCTTCCTCCTTGTGGGAAACGATATCGTCATCTTCAATGGTATCATCCTCGCCGCAACACTTGGCCTGTGTAATCGGCGTATTGTCGTCAACAACCTCATACATGTCCGGCAGAACAGCCAGCTCATCCTCGGTCTTGTCGCAGACAATATTGGTAAAAACATTGCGCACGCGCAATTCACTCACCCCTATCCAGGTTGACATAAAAACTCATACTGTGCTGATAAACCGTAGGCCGCAAGGTAGAATCAAAATCGCTATCAGTACCAACCGACGCAGCGATATTCACCCCATTAGACCCATCAACCAACACAGCACCAATGAGCTTCTCTTTCACAACCGACACAAGCCGATTGAGAAGTTTCTTATTCACAGCGTACACGTCCACCGTGAAAGGATGCTCGTACACATCCATAGTGTGACCACCAAGCGACACATACTCGTCCAACTGACGATTGATCTCAGCGCCGCCGTGATACACGATATAAAGAGGCACCTTCGTATCACGCGAAAAAGAGTCGAAAACCTCAACATCCTTAATCGTGCGCAAAAGAGCCAGACAAGCCTCGTCAAACTCCAAGGTCCTATCCGTCACTTCAGCCTCCCATAGAACTCTTCACGGAACACAGCCGTCACACGGGGCAAATACTTAGCCGGGGTAATACCCTTCCCCTTGTCGCCACCCGTAGGCTTGCCACGCAAACCAGAACGCAAATAACCAGAAGTGCGTTGACTGTACGTGCCGTTCTCCTGCCACGAATAGTACGGCTTAGCACGGTCCCAACGATGCCAACCGATCTCGACAACCTTACCGCCCTTAGACGCATCAACACGGAAAGCATCACGCATATAGCCAGTATCAACACGACGCGGGTCTGTCGCAATCAAAGCACGACCATACTCAGTAGAAGCGACAGCCGCAGCCTTAGCCGCAGCGTCAACCTTCTTCCACGCAGCGTCGATGATCTTCTTCTTCGCCTTAGCGGCAGCACCATAACGCTCAGAATCGACAGTTACCTTAATGCCAGCAACGCGCCCGTCAAACTTGACAGTTTTCCTCGTCCTAGCCATTAGCAGTCTCCCCCGTTGCCACATCACACAAAAGCGTCACTTGCCAGTTCAGTGTATCAACCTGAGCGTTACGCACAACCAGCTTCAACCCAGCAACACGCTGGTCGGTCGGCATTTCCTCTACCTGGACACGCATACCCTCAGCAAACGACACACGCGCATCCGGGTTGCCCCACAAATCACGCGAAAAAACCTCGTTCTTGTCGATATGCAAAAGCTGCACACGATACGCATGAACACCTGTGACTGTACCAGCCCACTCACGGTTACGAGCACGCCAGTCAACGTTAGGCGTAATGTTCGCCCAACCCTTCCACACAGGATTGTTATACTCAAGCGACAAACCAGCCTCATCAGACCAGTCATACGCCACCGTATCCGGCTCCTTGAAAATGCTCACCTTCGTATTAGCCAACAACTGCAACGGATAATACGAGGCATACATGAACAAAGGGTGAATATTCGGGTCAATCGACAAGCCCACTAGAAGTTCACCGCCCAATCCACAGGTTCAAACGTCGGATGCACAACATCAAAGCAAAGGTTGTTTACTTCATCTTCCTTCGCCTGAGCACGCAACTGACGAGCACGTCCGACAATCGCAGCCAGCAGCTTAGCGCCGTCCGTCTGCTTGTCGTCAGTCTTCAAGACAAGCAGCTGCAAAGCCTTATCCATACCAATAGCGTCACACGCATCAGCAGCAGCCAGCTTCACATTCCCACCATTAACAGCGAGCAAAGCCTCAATCTCTTCATCCGCGAAAAGATAACGCGACTCGTTCCTCAAATCACGCAAGTCCTCCAACTTACGCAAATCAGGAATAAGGACACGCACCTGGCCCACAGGCGAAGAAAAATCAATATCACTCATGAAACCAGTATAGCAAGACCCCCGTGACCAAAGGGGCCACAGGGGTCTTACTTAATCAGCTAACTGATCAGAGTGACGGATTACCAGTCGAACCAATGACACCATCGTAGCGGACGATACCAGCACCAGCGATCTGTCGGATACGGACTTCGACATCATCGTTGTCGAACGAACCTTCATAAGGATTAACGTCGCCGCCACCGATCATCTGACCAGTCTTGTTGTGGATACGAAGCTCTGGGGCCTCACGACCCAGCATACCAGTCTTCGCAAGGACAGTCTTACCATTGGCACGACCACCCTTCGGAAGAAGAACCCACGCCTTCTCGCCACCAACAACTGAAATCAGATCAGAAGTAACGACCTCCAAGTCCTTCAGAGGGTTGCCCTTGATCTCAGTGCGCTTGCCGTTCTGAACACGAATCTCGTTAATCTGAGTGTAGCCCTTAGCAACCTCAGCGAGAGCGGGGTTAGTGACCAGCACGAAACCCTCGGGAACATAAGTCGAGTGACCGTCACGTAGGGTAGCAAGTGCCTGGAACCGGGCAGCAACAATCGCATCAAACGACAATTCGTGATTCTGACCAGAGGTAGCAAGGCCAGTAGCGCCGCCAGTGATCTCACTAGGCAGACCACCAACACTAAACTCGGTCTTGTTGACGCTGTTAAACACGTCACCGCGCAGAGTCTTCTTAGCAGGGTCGAACAGCTGAAGGAGGACCAGCAAGTCCTCAGTACGCGCAGCAAGAGCAGCAGCATCCTTCGGGAAACGACTAATTACGTTCCACTCGTCATTAATAAACGACTCGAAGCTGAACTGGATGCGAGCACCGTGCTTGGCAGTCGTGATAAACGCACCATCGGCACTGTAGGACATGGTCGGGTAAGGAGTCAACTCAGGCACATGAGGCAGCGTGCCCACAGGGTGCTGATAGCCACCATTGTCGATAGGAGCCGTAGTAGCGTCAGGCTTCAGCGACAGAAGCGAAGCAGGACGGAAGTCCGTCAACAGCTCCTTCGTCGCAATCTTGTCCCAAATCGTCTTATGAGCATCGAAGTACTCCTGGAAACGAATGTTCGCAGCCTTCACGAACATAGGGGCCAGCTGATCAGAAGTGACAGCCTCCTTCAGACGCGCCTGCGCGAGACGGTCGCCTGCAAGGGCCTCACCCAACTGGACGTTGAACTCTTCCTGGTTCTTGAAACGCACTTTAGTTGCCTCCTATCAGGCGTTCTTAGCAGGTGCAAGAACGACCTGCATCTTCTGGGGGTTGGCAGACGCAGCAAGAGGCTCCTTCAGCCAACCGATAACAACATCGGCACCAGCCTTAACGGTCGTAATCTCAGGCTTGGTAGAGCCGCCAGTCGCAGCCTTCGCATACACAGGCGCACCCGCCTTCGCAGCGGCAACAGACTTGCCAACAAGCTCAAACACGCCGCCAGCAACACGCACGGAGGCATAGCCAGGGCCATTCAGACCATAGGTAGGAGCAGTCAAGACATCGGCAAGAGGCTGCTCATCCTTGACAGACATAGGACCAACCTTCGACTGAAGGATACCAGCAATGCCATTGTCCTTGTTGATCACAACAACATCACCAGGGTTAAGGTGAGCCTGCTGATCATCGACAGGGAGGGAGAGAGTCTTAGAGTACTCAAAAATCTGGTTGTCCTTGACAACCGGAACACGAATAGCGTTAACTGCCATTATGCTCACCAACCAATCTTTCCGAACGATTCCTTCAGAGAAGTCTCAGTGGACTTATCGACAACAGGGGTAGCCGTCGCAGCGACAGCCTCCTTCAGATACGCACGCTCAGCCTCAAGCGCCGCGTCAACATCCGCGCCACCCTTCACAGCCTCACGAACGCGGACGACAGCCGCCTCCGGCAGACCGGACTCGGCAATCTTCTTACCAGCCTCAATAGCCGAATCGACATCAACCGATGCCTCTTCGACCTTCTCAGCAGGTTCCTCCACCTTGGCCTCCTGAATCGCGGCCACAGCAGACTCTAGCTTAGAGCCGATAGCTTCAACAAGAGAAGCGATCTCACCCTTCAGCTCATCGAACTTGGACTCAAGCAGCTTTTCGTCCACAGTTCCCTCCTTAATAGAATTGTTGTTCCTATTTGATTCTAGCAGATCAACAATGCCACCACCCGCACCAGGCGCGGTAACAAAGTCAACCGACCTAACGCCAGCAAAAACAGGAACAACACCTGTTTCCGCAATTGGCTGGTCGCACCAAGCATTGATGGAAACACCAATATGCTCCCACTTATCCTTGATAAGCTCATTCACCCCAGAAAACACCTTACACACAGTGTAGAGTGCCCCGTCCTCACCAACCGTCGCGTCTTCCAAAAATACACCAGCATAGTCACGAATAGAACGCTCAGGGCGCTCCCACTCTTCAGTCTCGGTGGGGTGGTCGATAAACATTTCCGTGCCCGCCTTGAACAAAGGCGCAGACTCAGCCAAGTTCTCAGCAGTGTAAATACCGCTCGAACCCTGGCCGGGCACAATAATACGGATGCGGTACTTACCCTCACCAAGAGACTCAGTACCGACAGCGCTCGTGGACTCATGCAGCTTAGGCATCGGTCCCTCCATTATCTCGATTGTCGTTAGTACCATCAGACAACGGGCCTACACCCGTTGCGCGTCCGTCCTCGTTGTCCTTTGCTGCCGAGTCTTCTTCACCCTCAGCCTCATTCTCAGAGGGCAGTTCAGGCAAATCTTCCAAAGGCAGAGAGCCAGCAATCTTCAAGAGCTGCAACACACCGGAACGCATTTCAACCTGATGCAACGCACCATTCTGGAACGCCAGCGTCAAAGACTGAATACGGCGGTGCGTCTGGTCATTATTGATCGAACCGTACTCGATCTGCACCTTAATACCGAGAGCAGCAGCAATCTCATTCAACATGTCGATATGGAGTTGACGACGCAATTCCAACGCCTTAAACGTCGGGTCTTCAAGCGCAGTCTCAGCACCCTGACGACCGCCTGCGGAACCATCTGTCAACAACACCGACAGAGGGATGTCGAGCGCAGCCGACACCATAGACGCAAGAGGCGTACCAGCCGAGAAATCAATCCCAGCGCCAGCCTTATTAATCGCCTGAATATCCTGCCCAGCACCAATGTTCGCAGTGCCACCGACACCGGGACCAGCCATACGCTGCTGAACGGCCTGTTGCTGCTTAGAATTAACGCTCGTTGCCTTAAAGGCCAGCTTAGCGAGAGACTTCTCCATGAGGTGCGCGACCTCAAGATGCTCCTTGTACTTCTGTGCATACGACATAGCACTCATGAGATCAGGCTTGCCGTACTGTTCAGCAGCAAGGCGATTCACGGTCGCATACACAGCCGTCAAGCGCTTGTTCACCTTGTAGTTAGACTTGGTGATCTTCACGCTCACACGGTCCCACAGCATATACCACTGAGGCTCACCGCTTACGACAGGGTTGATCAGGAGCGCAACGACATCACCTGTCGCATCATCAGTAGCCACACCAGCAAGCCGCATCAACGGAACAGGTGTAACAGTCTTTGTCGCCTTATCCACAAGATAAATGACGCAACCGTCAGTGTTGAAAGACTGCTCATCACGAACACGCGCCTGCACACTGAAACAAGCCTTCGCGTTTTCCTCGATTACCTTACGGGAGGGTCCAGTAGAACCCTTGTAGACAACAGGGTCGCCCCACATATAAGCGTTACGTACAACCAAGCCACGCTTCACAATAGGGTTAAGAGTAGCCAAACGGCGCGCACGCGCCGAATGGTCCCTAATCACATCAAGAGTAATCAGAGAATCGGGGCCTTCGACAGCAGACAAGGGCAACCAGCCCACATCTTCTCGCTTGAGACGCGCTAGGGTATCAGAAAAAGACCCTAGCGCTTCTTGGAATGTCTGCTCATACTTCATGCTAATTATCCTATCACGCTAGAAATACAGACAACTCTTCCTCGAACATGAAGTCCAAGAGGTCATCTTCTTCTAGTAGATCATCAGGTGAATAGTACTGACCTTCTGAATCACCGGCCATAATGGCTCCAATATTCTGGTACGCATAAATGACAGCATCAAGAACGTCAGGCGACTTAATGCCACGCTTGCGCATATTTTCCTTCGATTCGATGAGCATTGCTGACCCACGATACTCGTACTTAATCGAAGCAATTTCATTGTGGAGTTCATCGTCATCGGGCAGGAAGACACGACCATCAGCGACAGCCTTAGCGAACTGATCGTACATAGCGGCGCGATAGTTGTACCACTTAGTGCTATCACCGGACTTCGCGTTACCGTGAATACCAATGACAGAAATGTCAGCGGGCACGAAATTGTAGATACTATCGAGAACGGATGCGCCAACACCGATAGCGTCAATACGAATCTCGACAGCCCCGAGTTCGACTGCCAGCTCACCAACCTTACGGGCAAGCTCAGGACCGTTCAAGCCTTGGTAACGCCCATGAATCTTGATGTAACCGCCTTGGTTCGACACAATCACTGAGCTGTCGGACCCATAACGGGCAACGTCAACACCGAGAACAATCGGCATACCCTCGTCAGGTTCAGAAGTGTCGTAAGCCTCCATCGACTGCATGACGCGGCCCATGTTGAACAGGCCGTCGTCAGACACGTCTGGGAACTCACCGAGGACACGCGCTACGAAACGGGGGTCATCCTCGCCCCATTCCTTCTTACGTGCCTCAACCCAGTCAACCTGCACAAGACGAGTCGCAACCTCGACAGGTACGACCTCACCCGTGAAATTAGGCGTGTCGTACGCGCCGAATTGGATGATGTTCCAGGAGCGCTCTTCAGGCTTCAGGCGCATCTCCCGCTTGAACACCTCGGCCATGTAGCACGACGGGTCGTTAGGGTTAGCAATAGCCAAGATGCGTGCATACTTGTTGGTCGTAATTGCGTCAGCAGCGGTGAAGATTTCCTTGGAGATACCACCCGCCTCGTCCATAATCACTAGGACGTACTGGTCGTGGACACCTTGAAAACCCGACTCGTCCTTATCGTCCGGCTTCATACCGAAAGCGATAGGGTCTTGTCGGTCTCCCATCTTCCATGTTGCGTCGGCGTTAACCTTGCCACCAATACCAGCATCGGCCTTGACACGAGGAATCTCTTTCCACAGAACGTTGCGGACCTGTTTCCAGTTTGTCGCCGTTGTGACGACTGTCGTGTCATCGACAGGATGGGTGTCTACCCACCAGTTGACAAGGGTAGCTGACAAACGTGACTTTCCCACACCATTGCCAGTAACCACAAGGGTTTTCTGGTGTTCAACAACAGACTGTGAAACTTCACGCTGCTTCGACCACATAAACAGGCCGTGGTCTTCAGCCCACTTGGCAGGGTTGTTACGCCACACTTCAAGACGCTGGGCATCAGAAAACTTCTTAGCGACAGCACCGAAAGGCAGCATTACTCACCCTCAACTTCTACAGTCGCCTCAAGCAACGCAGCTGGTTTCGACACAGCCTGAGAGAACCAATCAGCCTTGTTTGTCTCCAAAGCCTTCTTAGCCCCAGCCGACAGGTGCGGGTACATGAGAGCTGTGTACTCTTCCAACACCTGATTAGTGAACGACAGCATGATGTT